CCTGGCGCATACCCTACACCAATTTATGAACACCTGATGAATAGTCGCGGTGGTTATAACAGCTTACGCATAGCGCAAGAGGTTAAAGGTGACCCTAAAGCACAGAAATATCTCAAAGAGAGCTTATTAGGTATAATAAGCAAACTCCAATAAAGAGGAGAATCACATGTTGGACGCACTAAAGAATTTGTTTGAAAATAATGTGATTTCGGAAGAGATCCAAGAATCTATTGAGAAAGCCTGGGAAGCTCGCATCGTCGAGAATCGCACCCAAGTTACTCAACAACTACGTGAAGAATTCGCTCAACGCTATGAACATGACAAACAAGTTATGGTCGAAGCAATTGATCGTATGTTGGGAGACCAACTACGTGAAGAGATTTCACAATTTGTAGAAGATCGTAATCAATTAGCAGAAGCTAAAGCACGTTATACAGTAAAAATGCATAACGATGCACAGTTAATGAAAGAGTTTGTTACTCGTCAATTAGCTAGCGAAGTTAAAGAATTACACGAAGATCAAGTACAAATGGCTTCTAAGTTTCACACACTTGAGAAGTTTGTAGTAGAAGCATTGGCTCAAGAAATCGCAGAATTCCATACAGACAAGCAAGACATTGCAAAAACTAAGGTACGTTTGGTACGCGAAGGCCGTCAGGCTCTAGCTAAGATGAAGGAACAATTTATTGTCCGTGCCGCTAAACTTGTCGAATCTACAGTTGAAAAGACTCTAAACAAAGAGATTGGTCAATTGAAAGAAGACATCGAAGCTGCAAGACGCAACGACTTTGGTCGTAAGTTGTTCGAAGCATACGCTAGCGAATATCAAAACAGTTATCTAAACGAAAAATCAGAAACAGCTAAATTGCTCAAAGTCATAGACAAGAAAGATTTACAAGTTGCCGAAGCTCATCACGCTGTAGCACAAGTAACTAAAGTCCTAGAAAGCAAAGAAGCACAAGTTAAAGCTCTAATGGAGAGCAAAGAACGTCAAGAAATCATGAACGAACTAGTAGCACCGTTGGCTAACACCCAAAAAGCTATTATGATAGAATTACTTGAAAGTGTACAGACCGCAAAATTACGTAATAGTTTTGACAAGTACATTCCGGCAGTCATTGCTGGCGAAGCTCCACAGAAGAAGAAGGCACTAGTAGAGGCAAAAGAAGTCACAGGCAACAAAGAAACCCACAGCGTCGGTAGCAGCGAGCACGAAAGCAACATTTTCAACATGCGTCGTCTTGCTGGAATTAAACATTAATTAGGAGAAAATAAATGTCAGAACTACTAACAGGCCGTTGGGCAGAAACAAAAGAAGCACTTCTTGAAGGCCTTCAAGGCACTAAGAGATCTGTAATGGCATCTACACTAGAGAACACACGTAAGTATCTAGCTGAGAGTGCAAGCACAGGTGCTACTTCTGCCGGAAACGTCGCAACATTAAATCGTGTGATCCTTCCAGTGATCAGACGTGTCATGCCAACAGTTATTGCTAACGAGTTGGTCGGTGTACAACCAATGACTGGTCCAGTTGGTCAAATCCATACGCTACGTGTTCGCTACAGCGATACACTAAGCGGTACATATGGTGCTACTGCTGGTGAAGAAGCATTAAGCCCGTTCAAGATTGCAGAAGGCTATTCTGCTAACAATGGCGCTGCTGCTACTGCTGCATCAACTGCATCCTTAGAAGGTGCTGCTGGTAAGCGTATGAGCATCCAGATCTTGAAACAAACAGTTGAAGCTAAGACACGTAAGTTGTCAGCTCGCTGGACATTTGAAGCTGCTCAAGATGCACAAGCCCAACAAGGTATTGACATCGAAGCAGAAATCATGGCTGCTCTTGCACAAGAGATCACAGCTGAGATTGACCAAGAAGTTCTTGGTTCTTTAGCAACTTTAGCTGGTTCACAGAACTTGCAGGCTTATAACCAAGCTGCTGTTTCTGGTACTGCTACTTTCGTTGGTGATGAACATGCTGCTCTTGCAGTTATGATCAACCGCGTTGCTAACACAATCGCCCAACGCACACGTCGTGGTGCAGGTAACTGGGCAGTTGTAAGCCCAACAGCATTGACAGTTCTTCAGTCTGCTACTACAAGCGCATTTGCTCGTACAACAGAAGGCACATTCGAAGCACCTACAAACACTAAGTTTGTTGGTACATTGAACAATGCTATGAAGATCTATGTAAACACTTATGCAACATCTGATGATGTATTAGTTGGTTACAAAGGTGCTAACGAGTCTGATGCAGCAGCATTCTATTGCCCATACATTCCATTGATGAGCAGTGGTGTTGTTCTAGATCCAGCAACATTCGAACCAGTCGTATCATTCATGACACGTTATGGTTATGTAGAGTTAAGCAACACTGCTTCTTCTCTAGGTAATGCAGCTGACTATCTAGGTAAAGTTACATTAGCTGGTCTAGCATTTAGTTAATCAGTACATACAGTTTTTTACTGTAATGAAAGGCTTCTTCGGAAGCCTTTCTTACGAACGGATAAATACTTTGTATGATTTACAATGGTGTAGATCTTATGCGGAAATCCAACCGCGTACAGCCTAGAACGCTGTAATTTCTTAAGGAGAAAATAAAATGGGACGTCCTTTAAACAAAAAATATTTTGGTAACCGCAACGTTGGTTCATCAAGCACAACTGCTGATGATGGGTTAGGCGGTAACAGAGTTGCGAGTATCACTATTGATACTCCAGGCTCATATACAAGTGCTACAACAGTTACTATTTCTGCACCAGATTTAGCAGGTGCCGGTGCTGTACAAGCAACAGGTAGTATCGTATACGAAGTACTAAGTGCTACTATTAGTGGTGGTACTGGTTACGGTAATGCACAAACATTTAGCTTAACTGTTACAACAGCAGCTGGTTCAGCAGTTTTAAACGTAACATCTACAGCAGGTGGAGCAATTACAACAGTTAACAGTATTACAACACGGGGCACATTTACTGGTATTTCAGCAGTAACTGGCATCAGTGGTGGTACTGGTACAGGAGCAACTCCTGTTTTAACATACCGGGTTAAGAGCATTACAATTACAGAACCTGGTTCTGGTTATACTAACGCAGCCGATGCAGCAGTTACATTTGGCGCAGGTGCAGCCGCTGGTACAGCAGTATTAGAATCAGACGGTCAGAACTATGGTAATCAAAATCCATCTGGAACAAATGAAAATTCTGTAGTTGCTTATGCTTACCACACAGGCGGTAGCTTACTACGTGGCGATATTGTTAAGCAAGTATCAAAAGATCGTTACAAAGTTGAAAATGCAACTACTACAGCTATTGCAAAATTAAAATCAACAATTGCTAATGCAGCAGGTGAAATGAATATTGTAGCAACAGATGCAAGTGGCGGTACATATTATGTAACTAAGCTAACTGCTCGCAGAGCTACTCTTGTTCCAGCAGCAGTTGCACGTTTAAGTACAAGTGCTGGCAGCACATATTCTTCAGGACAAAGTGCTCCATGGTCGTTCTCAGCAGCGTCCGGTTCAGTAGTTCGGATTGAAAACGCTTAATTAGGAATGGGGACTTAGGTCCCCTACTAAGGATAATAGATGTCAAAGATATTAAAAATTACCGATGGAAACTATAAAGTTCAAACTGGCTATGCTGGTACTATAACATTAGATACCGGGCCTCAAGCTGGCGCTGTTGTTATTACAGGAAGCCTAGTAGTCAACGGTGATTATACTATTGTTGAATCTGAAACGTTAACGGTCAAAGACCAACTTATTGAACTTAACGTAGGTGAACCTGGACCAGGTGTAACAAGTAAACCAACTGATAGTAGTCAGTCTTCGGGCATTCGTATTAACCGCGGTGCAGATAATACTCCTGCTAGTAGAGATGTTCTAATAGTGTTTAAAGAACAAGAACCTGGATTTCCGCCAGCGGCAATAACTGGCAGAGGTACTATTCAATTTAAATATTCTAATGGTGACCCGGTAGCAATCAGCACTAACAGTATTACAGTACCTAGTAATGGAAATCTTGGATTAATCAATGCAGGTAACGGATATGTTACTGTTTCTGGAACAACAAATTACGAAGAAAACGCATTTAACTATACTGCCTGGCTTCTTGCTGGTAGTCCGCGCCCAGCATATGCCTCTGGCGCCGCATTAATAACAACACGTGACGATGATATTATACCAAACTCAAAAGCACTGAAAGATTATGTTGACTCGTCACTTTACTATTATAGAACTCCGTTAATATTGGAAGGCGACACTAGCGTACAAACATATGATGATTCTGCAGGTCATTCACCTAGTAGAATTGAATTTAAAGTTAACAATGCTCTGCGAGGAAAGTTTATTGACACTGGATTAGATGTTGACTACGTTAATATTTTTACCAATACGATCAATAACGCAACAAACAATTTAGTATTAACTTCAACGGCTGCTGCTAAAATTGTTGAAGTTAACGCTGTATTACAATTAAATGATACTGGCCTTGGCCCAACAGCGATAACTGGTTCAACTAAAATATATACGCAAGATTCAAATACTACGCCGGGACCGGGCAAAACAGGTATATATTTTACCAGTTTAGGAAATTCAGATGAACTAGTTGCTAAGAATAGAGCACTATTGTTTAGCATACTATTTTAAGGAAAGAACATGGCAATCAAGAATACAGCAATTCCAGCAATAACAGATACATCAATTTATACTAGCACTGGCGTTAATGCCATTACAACTATCATTGTATGTAATACTAATACAACTCCTACTACTGGAGATAGAACATTAACTCTATATGCAGTTGAAAATGATGCAGGTGATGTTGGTACTCCGGCAACTGGAAACATGATTGTACAAACACTAACAATTCCAGCTGGAGATACAATAAGTTTTGACCAAGAAAAAATGGTGTTAATCAACAACGATGCTATTTTTGCTTTTGCTAGTGATACTGGATTAACAGCAACAGTAAGTACATTACCGGTATAAGATAATGAGATTTCTAAAAACGTTAACACTTAATCGTAGAGCAATATATGATAGTCGTGTTGTCTTAAACACTGACAATACGTTTACGGTTGCTGATAGCACTGCTATGATTGTACCAAAAAGTCAAAGTTCGTTAGCGGCCGTTCAGACCAACGGAATGATACGTTATAATACAGACACTAATCAATTTGAAGGCCGCCAAGATAATGTGTGGCGCGAATTTAGATTTAAAGAACCTACTGCTATGACAGTACAATATCTTGGCGTAGGTGATGATGTTGAAGTCGATTTTGGACCATTAACACCTGATCCGTACACACAGTATACTACTATTGAAAGCGGTACAACATGGAACGCTGTACAGATGGCTCAAAATTTATTAGTCATTAATGAAACTGTTTGGCAAATTGGTGGCTACGACTTTACAGTTATACAAAAACCCCCGGCTCTCGGTCTTGACCCTGCAACATATATTAGATTCAATATCGCTATTGGTACAGGACGTCCAGTCTACGTTATACACAACACTGGAAGATAAAAACCTCGCTAAATAGTGTATCGGAGCACTAAATGGCGAACAATCTCGGAAGAATTTCCGGTCAACTTTTAAAAGATAACCTTACTCGTAACGGCCATGATCTTTCATTTCATGCTGCTCTACTTACAGGTGACGACCCAGTATTAAAACTTAACGTAACTAATCGTTATGTTAGCATCAACACTGATTCTACTTCTAAGGATCTGTTTGTCAACAGCGTAACCAATACTGATGATTTAATATCAGTTAACGGGCTACAAGGCAAATCATCATTGAAAGTAAGCATTAGTGGAAACACTATTGTTTCCACACAAGATCTTAATCTTTCCGCAGCTACTCAAGTAAATGCAAACATTATTGATACTGATAATATACGCATTGACGGCCGTGTAATATCAACTACAACTCTTAATACAAATTTAGACCTTAGCCCAGCAGGGTCGTTAGAAATTTATAATGACCTAAACGTTACTGGCAATTTATGGGCAAAAGAAACCGCTCCTGGTAATGGAACAGGTAAAATTATCTTAGACGGTAATATTACATTTGGTAGCACAGATCAATCTGGCGCGAATGCAGATACTATTTCTTTTGCCGCTGACATTAACACCGACATTAATCCTAATTTAAATGCAACCTATAGATTAGGTTCAAACACACGAACATGGGACGGATTATATACTGAATTAATTAACGGCGAACAAGCGTCAACTCTGGGTTTATTATCTAGTGGAGTCAATCTAGTATTACGTCCTGGAAAAATTTGGTATGTTGCTACTAACGGCCTAGACTCGAACGTTGGAAATCATCAAAGTAGTGCGTTTGCAACAATTAAACATGCTCTTAATGAAGCGCAGTCGGGAGATACTGTTCACATCTATCCAGGAACATATACTGAAATAACTCCACTAGTAGTAAAACAAGGAGTAACTGTTAAAGGTACCGGCATTCGTTCAGTAACAGTACAGCCTACGGTTCCTACACAGTCAAACAATGCGTTTTTACTCAACGGTGAAACAACTGTTAGCGATTTATCTGTTAAAGATTTTTATGCTCCGGGATGTGCATTTAGTTTTGCTCCTGGATTTACAGTTTCTACTCGTAGTCCATATGTACAAAATATAACAGTAATTACAAAAGGTAGTGTTATTAGTCCAACAGATCCTCGCGGGTTTGACGAAGGCGATGCAGGTGGCGGAGCCCGTGTTGACGGAAGCCTAGCAACATCAGCTAGTAAAGAAGCTAGTATGTTGTTCCACAGTGTAACATTTATTACACCAGGTGTAGATGCTCTAGTAATGACTAACGGTGTTCGTGTAGAGTGGTTGAATTCATTTACCTACTTTGCCAACAGAGGCATGTATGCTACTAATGGTACACTTGGACTAGCAAGCCTAGGTGTTAGATTTGGCGCTGAGATTCGAAGCATTGGTTCAGCAAACGTCTACGGTAACTACGGTGTAGAAGCCAACGGTGCAAGTACACTAATGTACTTGATACAACATAATTTTGCCTACATTGGCGCAGGCAAAGATGTTACTAATGATCCTAGTTCGAACATTGCTGCTAACGAAACTGTTGAACTAGCTAGTGGTAAAATCTACTATCAAAGTTTAGATAATCGAGGTAACTTTAAAGTTGGCGATGCATTTGGAGTTAGTTTTGATACTGGACTAGTAACTATCAATGGAGTATCAGTATCTGCTGGCGGAGTGTCGTCAATTAACTTTGCAAACGGTACAGCTGAAACAGTTATTGATGCTGGACAAGTAACCACTGGCAACATTAACTTTAGTGGTAATCTACTAACAACATTATCGGGTGCTGTTAATTTAGACAGCGGCACTAATGAGATTAATTTAAACGCCAATACATCTGTAACTAATAATTTAGATATTATTGGCAACCTTAGTACCGATGGCACATTAACTATTGGCAATGCATATATTGACATTGTTAGATTTACTGCTCCTGTAGAATTTGCCCTACGTCCTAAAACAGATGATGACTTTACACTAGGCGGCCCAACAAATAAAAGATGGGATAAAGTTTATCTTGACACTTCATACATTGGCAGTTACAAATTAGATAATGCTACAATTTCTACACTACCTACAAATGCAGACATTGAGTTAAGAGCAAATAGTACTGGTAAAATTTACATACCTACTAACAATGTTAGAATTGTTAACAATCTAACAGTTAATGGAATAACAAATTTTGGTGACAGTGCATTAACTGCTGCCGCTACTGTAACCGGCACAATAGATCATACAGGGCTACTAGATAGAACTGGTGATACTGGACAAACAGGAACTTACAATCAAACTGGCTATATTGATGTAAGTAGCGATGTACAAATTGCCAACGTAACATTTATAGACAATACTATTAGCACAGTTACATTGGATTCAAATTTAGAGTTAGGTGCAGCAAGTACGGGCAAGATATTAATTCCGTCTGCAAATGTAAAAATAGATCATAATTTAGTTGTTACAAGCGATATTCATGCAGGGTCTGTAGGTGTTAGTACAGATATAACGACTGATTTGTATTCTAATGGCAACATTGAAATTAGTTTAGATCTTATCACTACTACCTTAATTGACAGTGATTTAGAATTCCGTGCAGCAGGTACTGGTAAAGTTTATGCAAGTCAAGACAGCGTTAAGTTTGATCAAGATCTAACAGTAGACGGAATTACTGCATTAAGAACTACAAATATAACTGGTACCTTAACTCAATATGGAGATTATCTGCAAACAGGTAATACTCTACAAACTGGTAATAGAGGGATATCATCTACATTAGATGTAGACATCAATGCTTACTTTGACAGTATGTCATTTGTTAATAATGTTATAACAACTACTGACGCCGACACTGACTTAAAATTAAAAGCTGCTCTAACTGGCATCATTGATATCAATGACAATGCTACCTTTGATCAAAACTTAAGAGTTAACAGCACAACCTATACTAACGGCATTACCAATTCTGGTACTATCACGTCCGATACTTTCAGTGATGGCGATATAGAAATCAGCACAAATAATATTAAAACTACTGTAGGCAGTAACAATCTTAGATTATTGGCCGCAGGCACTGGTATTATATCTGTACCAAACGATGCAGTTGAGTTTGATAATAATTTAACAGTATTAACAAATACAAATTTAAAAAATACAGTCATTGGCACTGGCGGCCTAACTCCTGTACCTAAAGATATTTCATTAACTGGTGATTATCTACAAATTGGTGATACTTTACAAACAGGTAATAGAGGAATATCGTCTCAACTATTAGTACATAGTAATGCATACTTTCCAAATGTATCGTTAATTAATAATGTTATAAGCACTAGAATAACCGACACTGACTTACAACTAAAAGCTGTTAGTACCGGCATCATTGATATCAATGACAATGCTAAATTTGATCAAAATTTGCGTATTAACAGCACAACTTATACCAATGGTATAACTAATTCTGGTATTGTTGTATCTGATACATTCAGTGACGGTGATATAGAAATTAACTCAAATATTATAACAACTACTGTAGGTACTAACGATCTTAGATTGTTGGCTGCAGGAACTGGCATTATATCTGTTCCGAATGATTCGGTCGAGTTTAATAATAACCTAACGGTCAACGGTACTACTAGCTTAACAAATACTGTTATTGGAACTGGAGGATTAACTCCTGCACCAAAGACTCTTAACCTCACAGGGGATTATCTTCAAACTGGTAGCACACTACAAACTGGTAATAGAGGCATATCGTCTAGATTAGATGTACACAGCAATGCATACTTCGATAGTATGTCGTTTGTTAATAATGTTATAACAACGACTGACACCAACACTGATCTTTCATTAAAAGCAGCAGGTACAGGACTAGTTGTATTTGATGAGAATACTACATTTAGTCAAGGCTTATCAGCCGCTACCTTAGTTATTAACGGACTAACTAACTCCGGAATTACCACAGCAGGAATATTGTTTGATAATGATATACAAATCAGCACAAATAATATCAAAACTACTGTTGGCAATAACAATCTTAGATTATTAGCAGCCGGAACTGGCGTCATATCTGTGCCAAATGATGCAGTTGAATTTAACAACAACCTAACTGTTAACGGCTCTACTAGTTTAAAAAATACTGTGATTGGCATTGGGGGCCTAACCCCTGTACCAAAGAATCTTAATTTAACTGGCAATTATCTACAAACAGGTAATACACTGCAAACTGGTAACAGATCAATCTCAGCCCAGCTATTAGTTCGTAGCAATGCATACTTTGACAGTATGTCGTTTGTTACAAATACAATTACTACAACTGATACCAATACTGATTTGTCATTAAAAGCGGCTGGTACAGGCCTAGTTGTATTTGACGAAGTTACTACATTTAGTCAGAGTCTAACCTCAAATACATTAGTTACTAACGGATTAACTAATTCTGGAACTATTACTTCGGACATATTTACAGACGGTGATATAGAAATCAACGACAACTATATTACTACAACTGTGGGCAATAACGATCTTAGACTAGTCCCTAACGGTACCGGCAAACTATCTATACCATTAGATCCTGTAGCAATTACCCAAGCGTTAACTGTACAAGACACTTCTATCTTAAAAAATGTTACAATTAATGGAGACGTAGTTCATACAGGTAACACTGTTCAAACAGGCAACGTAGTCCAAACTGGAGATTTTGATCTATCAACCAATCTAACAGTTACAGGCACTGACGCATTCTTTACAGATGTGCGCATTATCAATAATCGCATAGCAACCTCAACAGGAAGCAATAACTTAGAGTTACGTGCTGACGGCACTGCTATTATTAAAATTGCAGACAGTGCTACTTTTGGGCAGACATTAACAGTTAATGGTATAACTACTACATCTACAATTAGTACCGTTACAGGTACAATTACTTCAGATATATTTTCAGATAGTGATATAGAAATTAATGACAATTATATCACTACCACTGTTGGTAATAACAATTTAATCTTAGCAGGTAATACTACCGGTGGCCCTAAGTTAGAAAAAATTAAATTTAACTCAAACGTTATCAGTACAGAAACTACCAATGAGGGAATTACCTTAACAGTACCAACAGGTGGCGTTACTATATCAGCAGCCACTGCCTTAAAAATTCCAGTTGGTACAACAGTAAATCGTCCAATATTAACTCAAGGCGAGTTTAGATTTAACTCAACTGACAATTTATTTAGAGGTTACAGCACTTCTACAGTTAGCTTTGCAGGAGTATATTCTGCAGACAGAAGAACATCAGTATTGGCACATCCAACAAATAATACACTATTGTTTACTACTAATACCTTAAACAATATGACAGTTAGTTCAACTGGCTTAACTGTTAATTCATTAACAGTTGATAATAACTTAACATTTGCAACTAATATAATTTCTACTGCTGTTACTAATGACAGTTTATATCTAACTCCTAACGGTACCGGTAAAGTAGTAATAGATGATGTTTCTTTACGTAACAATGAAATTATCAACTCTGCTAGTGCGGCACTGGTCATACAAAACACTGGCAACGGTTATGTAAGATTTAACGGAACTGGTGGACTTGCACTACCAGTTGGCCCCACAGTAGTTGATACTACAGGAGTAGAACTAGGTGACCTTCGCTACAATACAGATCTAAGTATCCCAGAAATCTTTAACGGAGTTGACTATGTTGGCTTTGTTTCAGAAAACGCCGCCCTCCTTAGCGCAGCTGAAGTCCAAGAGATTACCAATCTTTGGGCCCTTGTAATCGGTTAAAACCCAAACGAGCTAAATACAATTACTGTAAGAGTTGGCAAACTCCTACGATATTAAACTGTGGTAAACCCGCAATGCAAGGTGGTTAACCGTGAAACACGGGGTCTAAAGGAGCACTCATGAGCCAGCTTGGTCGTATTTCCGGTCAACTTTTAAAAGATAACCTAACCCGCAACGGCCATGACTTAACGTTTGACAAGATTGTGGATCCTGATCCACTTGTAGCTAAAGAAGGACTGCTCCACTTAGACGTTACTAACCGTAGAGTTGGTATTAACACTGAAACCCCAGCTTACGATCTAGACGTAAACGGTACAACAAGAACAACCGATTTAGAAGTTTCACAGCAGGCAGTCATTGCTAACGTAACAATTTCTACTGATCAAATTACCAGTGACACCGGTACATTAAATCTAACCAACGGCACTGGCGACCAAATTAATTATCAAGCTAAGTTAGTAGTTGATAACATTGAACTTGAAAATAATGTTATCTCAACTAACACAGGCGCAAATTTAGAACTACGCCCTAACGGTACAGGCTCCGTAGATATCTATGCAGATACAAATGTATATGGTGATGTCTATGTAACAGGCAATATACGTGCTGACGGTAATATTACAGTTGGTGATGCTAATACCGATAATATTACGATCAATGCAGATGTTGCAAGTGACATTATTCCAGATGCAGATATTACATACAAATTAGGAAATGGCGGCACTGCATATAAAGAAGGCGTAGAATTTACGCTAGGTGACGTTACCGTTACAGTTAGCAGCTCCGGTACAGTTGCTACTTTATCAATTCCAGCAGCTGGACCAGCTTGGGTAGATACGTTGACAGGTAATGTTATTGGAAAATCTTATCAGCTAGCGATTGATGGTACACCTGGAAGCTACTCAGTAAACACTGTCGGGGCATGGTCTGGAACAAATCCACAAACTGTATCAATTACCAATGATGGGTTATTAGACGGCACCTATAATGTTAGCTCGATTAGATTTGATCAAAAGCGTTGGTTAGATGTATGGGTTAATAATTTATACGCTGATGCTATCGTAACTGGCGATATTACTGTTGATAGTATTAATCTAAATTCTGTACAAGGTAAGATTTACTACGTTGCTACTAACGGCTCAGACTCTAATGCTGGCCAACATCAAAACGATCCGTTTGCTTCAGTCAACCATGCCTTAAGTGTAGCAGCTAGCGAAGATACTGTTTACATTTATCCAGGAACATATACTGAACAATTTCCCCTAACTGTTCCGGTAGGAGTAAGTGTTAAAGGCTCAGGCCTCCGCTCAGTAAAGATTATTCCAACAAATGCAACTCGTTATAACGATGCATTTTTACTCAATGGCGAAACAACTGTTGAAGATGTAACTGTTGCAGATTTCTTTAGCGGCGGAAATTATTTTGCAGTTACTACAGCAGGCATTGGCGAAGCTTCATTAAATGTTGGTACTGCCCCATTTGCACACACATGGGTAAGTGGCGGAACTATCAATATATCTGGTACAGATTATAGTATTGTTGCCGCAGTCTACTCACACACTACTGGAATATTAACAGTAAACCACACAGGGCCAGACGCAACCAGTGCAAGTCCTGTCTTCCTATCTGGACTAATATTCAGCTGCAATGGCGGCAATAGAACATTTCCAGACAACGGTTACGCATTCCGTTTTGCAACGGATTTTGTAGTTACAAGTCGCAGTCCGTATGTTAGAAATATCACTGTCTTAACCAAAGGTAGTGTAACTAGTTTATCAGATCCTCTAGGCTACAATGAAGGCGATGCAGGTAAAGGTGCTTATATTGACGGTGCGTATGCAACAGCCGTAAGCAAAGAAGCATCAATGTTGTTCCACAGTGCGACATTCATATGTCCGGGTGTTGATATAGTTGTTGCTACAAACGGTGCTCGAGTAGAATGGTTAAACTCATTTACCTACTATGCAAATCGCAGCATGTATCTGTACAGTAGTGCAGACGGATTTGCAGGTGACGGTAAAACACGAATTAAGATTACTACTAAGACAGGTACTTGGGCTGTCGGCAACACACTAAGCTATTATGATACTGACGGAACTACAGTATTAGCCCAAGGTGTTATTGAAAGTATTGATGGTGATTTTTACAATATTGATACTCGTGTATTAGGATTTGAACAAATACAAGACCGTGCTGGTAAAACTATTACTGTACACGGTAATGCAAAGTTATCCACGGCAGTTAAGAAATTTGGCACTGCGAGTTTAGCCTTAGACGGCACTGGAGATTATCTTTCAGTAGCAACACAACCAGACTTTGCCTTTCCATCAACTATACCAAGACTGGCTAAGACAATTACAGTCAACGGCAACGCCGCAGTCAGTGCAACACAAAGCAAGTTTGGCGGAAGCAGTATTGCATTCGACGGCACAGGTGACTACCTAAGCATTGCTTCAGATACAGATTATGGATTTGGCACAGGCAATTTTACTATTGAAGGTTGGTTCTATAAAACAGCAGTATCTACACAATACTTGTTTGATACAAGAACAACCCTAAATGAAAACTCTGTTGCTGTTCAGTCTAACGGTGCAGGAAGTTTAAGATTATTTGTAAATGGGTCATTTGTATTAACAAGTAGTAATGCTCATACTAACAATGCTTGGAATCATCTTGCTATCTGTCGTGCTAGCGGTGTAACAAGATTCTTTATAAATGGTGTGGTATCTACCGCTACCTACACTGACACAACCAACTACGGCACTACAAAGCCGTTAGTAGTCGGCTCTCAATACAATGGAACAACAGCATTTGCTGGTTATATCGATGACTTTAGAATAAGCAATACCGCAAGATACACTGCAACATTTACTCCCACTACCACTGCATTTGTTAATGACTTTAATACTAAATTATTAATACACGGCGATTCAACTATTGTCGACGATGCAGGTGGTGGAACAGCAACTGACTTTACTATCGAAGGCTGGATTTATCCAACAGCTGGCAGCGCATATCAAACAATATTTGATTTTAGATCAGCTGGTATTGAAAAAGCAATTTTTCTAGGCATTAATACCAGCAATCAAGTTTACCTGTATGTGAACGGTGTTATAACTATTACTACCGCCGCAACTGTATCGTTATCTGCTTGGACCCATGTAGCCTTGGTTAGAAGTAACACTTTAACAAAGATATATTTAAATGGAACACAGTCAGGCTCTTCATGGGCAGACATAACTGACTACGGCACAACTAAACCATTACGTATAGGTGCTGACTGGAGTGCAGCATACGGATTTACTGGTTATATTGACGATGTAAAAGTTAGCAAGGGTGTAGCACGTTATACCGCAACATTCCCAGTACCAACGGCACAGCTAACAGGCGACCTAAGTACAGTATTATTGATCACTTGTAACGGCCTAAACAACAGTACAGCCATCGCAGACAATGGCATTACTCTACAAGATCTAAGAACATCAGCAGGCGGTACTGCCAGCATTATTGACTTTGCTGACTACTCAGACTTTGGCGTTGAATTACGCTCAATTGGTTCAGCTGCTGTTTACGGAAACTATGGTATCTATGGTGACGGTGCTGGTGTTATTGCCTACCTAATTGGACAAAACTTAGCCTACATCGGCAACGGTAAAGAGACTACTAACGATCCTAATACAGTTATACAGGCTAATGAAGTTGTTGAACTTAATGATGCTAAGATTTTCTACAACAGCGTGGACCACAAAGGTGATTTCCGTATTGGAGATTTATTCTACGTTAATCAAGCCACAGGCGAAGTTAGCTTTACAAACTCAAATGTTACAATTGGCACAAGCCTAACGTTTGATGACGGTGGCGGCAACATTACTTACCTCGACGCTACGAAGATTGAAACTGGTGATTTTAGAATCAGCGGCAATACTGTTCAAACATTAAGTCAAGACTTTAATGTTGACTCTGCTACTAATCAAATTAACCTACAGAGTAACGTAACAGTTACTGGCAATTTAGATGTAACCGGCGACGTAACAGTTGGGGGCAATGTTACAATTGGTAACGAATCAACTGACGTTGTACGTTTTGTTGCAGGTGTTGACAGTGACATTTTACCCAAATTAGACAGCACATACGATCTAGGTACTAGTACAGAACGTTGGAGCACACTATATTCTACAACATTAATCAATGCTAAAGTTCAAATTAGTACCAATGTTATTACAACTACTGACTCTAATTTAGACTTAACTCTACAGGCTAATGGCACTGGAAGAATTTACATTCCTAGTAATAATATTGAGATTACTAATAATCTAACAGTAAATGGTACAACTGATGTACAAGATTTAAATGTCACAGGAACACTAACACACATTGGTGATGTAACACAAACTGGTAATGTAACACAAACTGGTGATATTACCTTAACAGGCACATTCACTACTACCGGTTACGGACAGTTTGCTGACATTAAAATTGATAATAATAACATCAGTACAACTATTGGTACTCATGATCTTATACTTGACGCAGCAGGTACAGGCAAAATTTATGTTCCAGATAGCGATGTTGAAATAACACAAGACCTTACAGTAACCGGGTATATTGATGTCGGGTCGTTGAATGTAGATACTAGTATAAGCTCGTTAACATTAACTGCCGGCGACATTAAGATACAAAGCAATTATATTACTACACTTACCGGTAATAATAATTTAGAATTACGGGCAAACGGTAGTGGATTAATTTATGTTCCATCAAACAACGTACAGATTGACAACAATCTAACAGTACTAGGAACTACTAATTTAAAAACTACCAATATTGGTGTTGTAGGAACTCCTGCAACAGTTACTCATGTTGGTGCAGTAACGCAGACTGGTGATTTAACACAAACAGGTAGCACTGAAATTACAGGCACATTAACTGTAGGCTCTACTGCACAATTCCAAGACATTAAGATTGACACTAATATTATCACAACAACTGTTGGTAATAATAATTTAGTATTGAGTGCTGCTGGCACTGGAAGAATCTATGTCCCTACTAATGATGTAACTATTGAAAACACATTGACTGTAGTAGGAACCACAACTACTAGTACTATTAGTAACACCGGTACAGTAACTTCTGGCACATTTAATACTAGCAATGTTTCCATAACTAGCAACAACATAACAAGTAGAACTGGTAATAGCAATCTTGTACTTGAAGCAGCTGGTACTGGTAAAATTTATGTACCGAGTAACGATGTACAATTAGATCAAAACTTAACTGTTAACGGAACTACCTATCTAAAAGACACGACCGTTGTTGGCACAGTAACGCACACTGGTGCTGTAAATCAAACTGGCAATTTAACACAAACTGGTAGTACTGAAATCACAGGAACTCTAACAGTTGGTTCTACAGCACAGTTCCAAGATATTAAGATCGATACTAACACTATCACAACTACCGTTGGTAATAATAATTTAGTATTATCAGCCGCAGGTACTGGTAGAATTTATGTTCCTACAAACGATGTTACTATTGAAAACACATTAACCGTTGTAGGAACTACTACAACTAGTACAATTAGCAATACTGGCACTGTTACATCAGGTACATTTAATACTAGTAATGTTTCTATAACCAGCAACAACATAACAAGTAGAACTGGCAATAGTAACCTTGTACTTGAAGCTGCTGGCACTGGTAAAATTTATGTACCAAGTAACGATGTACAATTAGATCAAAATTTAACAGTTAACGGCTCAACATATCTAAAAGATACAACCGTTGTCGGTACTGTTACGCAAACTGGCGCAGTTACACAAACTGGTAACTTAACTCAAACTGGTAGCACAGAAATAACTGGCACGCTAACAGTTGGATCTACAGCACAGTTCCAAGATATTAAGATTGATACTAATATTATCACAACTACCATTGGCAACAATAATTTAACATTAAAAGCCAACGGTACTGGTATAGTTATAATTCCGGACGATGATGTTAGCATAACACAAACGTTGACAGTTACCGGTACCACTAGTACCACAACTATTAACAATACTGGAACAATAACTTCCGATACGTTTAATACTACTAATGTTTCTATAAATGCAAATAACATTACCAGCAGAACTGGTAACAGTAACCTTGTACTTGAAGCAGCAGGTAGCGGAAAGATTTATGTACCAAGTAACGATGTACAATTAGATCAAAACTTAACAGTTAACGGGACAACTTACCTAAAAGATACTACTATAGTAGGAACGGTGACACAAACCGGTGCAGTTACACAAACCGGCAACTTAACACAGACGGGCAGTACAGAAATTACAGGAACATTAACTGTAGGATCAACAGCACAATTCCAAGATATTAAGATTGATACTAATATTATTACTACAACAGTTGGTAATAATAATTTAGTATTAAAAGCCAATGGTTCTGGTATTGTTATAATACCGGATGACGATGTTAGTGTTAGTCAAACCCTAACAGTTACCGGTACTACAAGTACTACAACTATTAATAACACAGGTACAGTTACCTCTGGTGTTTTTAGTACTGGTAATATAAGAATTACCACAAACAATATTACCACTACAGTTGGCAATACTGATCTTGTACTGGAAGCCAGCGGTACTGGAAGAATTTATGTTCCTAGTAACGATGTTACTATAGGAAAAACACTAACAGTTACGGGCCTAACAACCTTAGTAGACACTGGAATTACAGGTACATTAACTCACGTTGGTGCTACAACACAAACAGGTGATGTAACCCAAACTGGAAATTACACTCTAAATGGAAACTTAACAGTTTCAAATATTGCACAGTTTAAAGATGTTAATATTACTAACAATGTAATTACTACTACATTAACTAACAGTAATCTACAACTAGGCGCTGCTGGTACTGGAATTATTTCTGTACCAACTAACAATGTTACTATTGATAATAACTTAACAGTTACCGGTACTACATACACTGCCAACATTAACAACAGTGGAACAGTGACAGCTGGAACATTTAGTACCGGCAATATAAGTATCAACGGCAATACTATCCAAACTACTGTGGGCAGTAGTAACTTGCAACTACAAGCTGCTGGTACTGGCTACATTGTTTTAGAGCAATTTGACGTACAAGAAAATGAAATAAGAATCAATACTGGTTCTGATATGGTACTAACACCTAACGGTACAGGTATTGTTACCGTCAACTCTACACAAAGTATTAAATTACCGGTGGGGAATACAGCAGCTCGCCCAACTGGCGCAGCTGGTATGGTTCGCTTTAACAGTCAGCTAGCTCGTTATGAAGGATACGATGGCGCAAATTGGATTAGATTAGACGGGGTTGAAGATGCTGACGGCAATACTAAAATTACGGCAGAAGCTACACCTGGTGCTAATGACAATACAATTCGTTTTTATACTAACAGCACTCAGGTAGCAGACTTAACATCAACAAGATTAAACGTTATTAACGTTGATGTAGATGCAATAAACATCAATAACAATGTTATATCAACTACTACCACAGATACAAATCTAGTACTATCACCTAATGGTACTGGAACTGTGCGCACAGGTAATTTTTCAATTAGCGGAAGCACAATTACAAATACTGTAAATAACAGTATAACATATTTTAATCAAACTGGCAGTGGTTATGTTAAGATTAACAGCACCGGTGGATTTGTAATCCCAACAGGATTGACCACTGAAAGACCTCCGTTATTTGATGTAGGTATGATGAGATACAATACTGACCCAGGTAATTTCCGTGTTGAAGTATGGGATGGCGCAAACTGGGTTAATGCAGGACAAGCAGCAGGTGGAGGAGTAACACTTGCAGAAGCACAAGACATTGGAATTGTCAGTGCAATTATATTTGGATAAAGAACATGGCATCATTTTTTAGAAATAAAGTAGCTAAGGAAATAGGAATAACACCTGTAGAAGTATTAGCAACAGCACCAAATAGTCGAATGACTGTTATTGGAATGAGCTTGGCAAATTTAACAGAAGGACTGGTACTTATAGATGTACAACTTACTGATGATGCCGAAGTTACTGGATACTATGCAAAGCAGTTATCAATACCTCCCAACTCTAGTCTTAGACTAGTTAACGGCGGTGAAAAATTAATTCTAGCAACTAGCAATAGTTTAACTATTAATTCAAATGTACCAGCATCCATTGATGCTATTATCAGCTACGTTGAATTAATCTAAGGAGCACAAAATGACATATTATGTTGGACAAGACAACGACCTAAATCAACTATTAGGCATAGGAAATGCAAGATACTTTTATGCTCTACGTAGAGATGACGAAGGATTATTATTCTTTGCAAAAATTGATCAATTAATTGACACAGATCAAATAACTATTAATAATTCCGGATTAACAGAAAACGACTACAGTGAATTTGAATACGGTGTTGATTTTTTTGACGGAAGACTACAAGAAGACCACAGTAGACCCTATTCAAATTTGCAATGGGATCAATATAGATGGGACAGTAAAAGCGTTTATTATTACATTAATACAGCTGGAGAATTAATTGTACGAATAAATCAAAGTTATACATATCCACCAGAATTAATTGTAAGCTAAACACATAAGGAATATTTAAAATGGCAGCAGAATTTAAAATTGGCAGACTGCGTTATACATGGAAGGGAGTTTGGTCAACTGGCAAATTCTTTAATCGTGACGCGGTAGTATCTAATCAAGGTAAAACTTATGTTTGTTTAGTACCACATACCTCTGGAAACTTTTTTGATGATTTAGAACACTATGATCCAGTAGAGGGGTCAACTCCATATTGGTCGTTAATGCTTGACGGCACTAGTTGGAAAGGAGTATGGGCTCCTAGTACAGACTATACTGTTGGCAATATTGTATCTTATGGTGGAAGTTTATACAAGCGTACCATTAATGCACCTAGCGGATTAACATTTAATCCAGCAAATTGGGAAGTCTACGTTACTATTAACAGTTCATGGACTGGCGATTTTTTACCAAGTACATTGTATAAAGAAGGTGAGAATGCCAAGTATGGTGGAAATGTATTTAAATGTATAGAAGATCACACATCAGCTGGTAACGGAGTATTAGATTATACTAAATGGGAAATTGCATTTGAAGGAATTGAATTCAAAGGAGAGTGGGTATCATCTAGTAGACAATACAAGCCAAACGACATAGTTAAGTACGGTCCTGATTTATGGATTTGTAGTGTTGATCATAGTAGTGGGTTACCGTTTGATTCGTCTACAAAATGGAGTATATGGCTTCCTGGTATTGAGTTTGGAAATACTTGGAGTAACACTGCTACATATCAACCAGGCGAAACAGTTTTATATGGTGGTTATTCGTATGTAAGCAAATCTTCAAATAATTTAGGAAATAATCCAGCAAGTGACGAAGATAATTGGAGTTTATTAACTACTGGATATGATATAAAAAATGATTGGACTTCGGGATTGTCTTATAAAATTGGCAGCGTGGTTCGACGAAACGGAAATCTATATGTAGCTGTACAGGATAATTCTGCAGAAGACCCAACAGATGCATTAGTAACTACAACATATAATTCTACAGGTAGCAGCGGGTTAACACTAAAAGTTGCAAGTACTACTGGAATTTATGCAGGTATGATAATTGTGGGTACAGCCTTTAAGAAAGGACAATATGTAACCCGGGTTGATAATCTAACAACGTTAACAATTAGTCAAGCACCATACAGTTCTATCACTAACGGCGACAGTTTAGATTTTATTGGTGTAAATGGTGATAATTGGATTCCTATTTTTGCCGGTGTTAAGTGGAAAAATCGCTGGAATGCAGGAATTGCATATGTAATTAACGATGTTGCGGTATGGGTCAACAAAACATATAAATGTATTAAAACTCACATATCATCAGAAAATGTTAGACCAGATGCTGATATAGATAACGAATTATGGATACGATACTTAGATCACGATAGATTTAATGTGTTAAATGTTTCTGGAGATTTAATATTAAACATTGACGGAGTAAACGAAGCGTTAACTATCGGAACCGAGGGCTTCCTATTAAAATCTATTTCAGGTGTACCAACATGGTCTAATGTTTTTAGAACTCCTAATGTTTATTATGTAAAGCCGGAGGGAACAGATGAGATAACCAGCGGAGCAACTTGGGACAATCCGTATAAAAGTATAAAATACGCATGTGATCAAATCACCGCCGGCACCGAAAATCCAAATGCAAAGATAATTTTAGAATCCAATAGAGATTTTTTAATTAGAGAACTTGTACAATGGCAGATTTTTCAAATATCAGGATCGTTGGCACCTTTTTCGTCAAATGTTACACTTGATACCGATAAAACTGAAAGAGATGCAAGCTATCTAATTGATGCAGTTATATATGATTTAATTAGAGGCAGTAATAGTCAAGTTATTGCATATACATTGGCGTTTTTTGATAAAGAATTTAACTATAAATTTGCTACTAATGAGATTGAACTTCAAGTAGATTATTTTATAGCATCATTAAATCGATTGTTTAGTACTATAAGCCTAGTAGCATCAGCTACCCCAATCTCACCATTGTATCAAACACTTAATAATGTACCGTCATTAATTACTCAAACATTTGGTACTCCTGGTGACACACAGACAACAACTGATATAGAATCATTTAGAACTATAGTTATTACGGCACTAAGTGCTGGTAACACTACCAGCATCCCTAGAGAAAATCAAGGCGTTACTTCAACTATAATGGTAAAGACAGGCACATACTATGAAGAATTACCAATAGTAATACCGGCAAATACAGCGTTAAACGGTGACGAATTAAGAGGAGTAGTAGTACGACCTAAGCTGGTTATTGATCGTTTAATTACCCGCACTACTACTGGAACTAACTTACTCACCGTTGCTTCTACAGACGGGATGTATGCTGGGATGAGAGTACAATTTGATTCTACTAATTCCGTTAACGGAATTAATACCGTGTTTGGAGGACTTGAGAGAGGAAGAAACTACTATATAGTGGGAGCTATCACTGCAACTCAATTTTCAGTAAGTTTGACTCAGAACGGATCAGCGGCCACTCTTTCTAACTATGTTGGAAATATGTATGTGTATGGCGGTGATGCATTAAAAGATATGTTCTATTGTCAAAACGGTACTGGCATTAGAAACATGACGCTTACCGGATTACTAGGAACATTAACTGCTGAAAATGAATTTTTAACACGTAGACCCACAGGCGGCGCATATGTAAGTTTAGACCCAGGAGTATCACCAGATGATACCAGTGCATGGATCTATCGTAGAAGCCCTTATATACAAAACGTATCAACTTTTGGCCAAGGCGCTACTGGATTAAAAATTGACGGTACGTTGCATAACGGCGGCAATAAATCTATTGTGTGTAACGACTTTACGCAAATTATAAGTGATGGAATTGGTATCTGGACAACTGGCCCAGACTCATTATGTGAAGCAGTTTCTGTATTTGCATACTATGCATATGCTGGGTATTTTGCCGAAGACGGTGGCAGAATCCGTGCTACTAACGGCAATAGTTCTTACGGAACGTTCGGAGTTGTGGCAGAAGGATATGATGCTAACGAGACTCCGAGCACTGGATCTGTTAATAATAGATATTACGAAGCAGAGGCAACCCCATTTAGTTCTTTAGGAGCCCAAGCGGAGATTTTAAAACTACAATTTAGTCACGCTGGTGAGCACTACTATACTGAAACTACAAACTTGCTAAAAAATAGTAATACATTTACAGGCGCAAATTGGACAACTGATAGCAATGTAACATTAATTCAATCAATTGTATCTCCTTACAACGTATCTGAAGCGTGGATTGCGTCAGGAACTACGTCAGGAACTAACAGTAGTTATTTGTATCAAAATACTACAATTGCACCTTCTGGAAAACAATATACCGCAGTCGTAGGAGCTAACTACGGACCAGGTGGCGGGTCAGCAGCTACCTTTGATATTACTGTTACTAGTACTGAGTATATAGTTGCGGTAAATAATGGTGGTAGCGGATATGTTGCTACTAATCAAATTTTAATCTTAGGCTCTCAACTAGGTGGCCTTGATAACATTAATGATCTGTTAATAACTGTTGAAACATTAATATCAGGAACTTCTATTAACACAGTTTCACATGAAGGCACTGTGCCTGCAGGAAGTCTACAACCGTATACTGCAAGTATTTTTTGTAAAAAAGGATCGTCAAATATAATTGACGTAGTAGCAACGTTTAGCGGGTACTCATCAGCTTCTAGTTATATAAGTTATAATTTTAATACAAAAGCAGTAACACCAGGTAATTTAACAGGCGGCCTTGTTCCTACTACGTTTAGTGCAACTCCAGTTTCTAACAGCGATAACTGGTATCGACTATCTTTTGAATTTTACGATGTATCTGGGTTAAACGATGCGCTTCAAATTAGACTTTATCCTCGAGGACAGACCGGCAATACAGCGTACACATTAATATACGGGGCACAACTACAATTAGGTGCCGGATTAAAATTCTATCAAAAAACAAATCTAGGACAATATACTGCATATGCAAACATTGATGTTATTGGTGCTGGAACAGGGGTCGAAGTTGTTGCGGACGAAGTACGCTCAAACGGAATATATCAAACTAGATTATTAGAAGTTAATTCAGTAACTGGTGGTAATAATTATTTACTATCTTCTAATAATGGACAAAATGGTGATACTACTTCAATAACTATTGCGGCATCTGACGTTGCTGGTCCTAAAGAATATTTAGGAATGAGATTGTTTATTAATAGCGGAACAGGAGCTGGACAATACGGTACTATTTCATATTTTGATACATCTACTAAAATTGTTAGTATGTTAAAAGAATCATTTGATCAAATAACTATAACTGAAACAGAATCTAGTACTGATACTTTTATTATTGGCGACCTAGATGACATAAACACATTATATGTAGATCAACCAATCCAATTTACTCCAACTATTTTTACAACAACTATTTCTCGTATATCGCAAAGTAGTGTAAATGTAATTTTAACAACAGGCGGCATTATAAATGAAATAACCGTAGTAAGCACTGCTAGATTAGCAGTGGATATGCCTATCACATTTAGCGGAGTTACATCTGGAGGCGTTACATCTAACTTTACATATTACATTCTTAGCATTATTGATAATCAAAAAATTCAAGTTGCTACTACAGTAGGCGGAGCAGTAGTACTATTAACTACTGGAAACGCAACAATGCAGTTGAATTATCCAGACGGTACTAGTTACATAAATGCATCTACTACAAATATGGATGTAAATTTGCCTATATATTTTACAGGTACCGCAATATCTGATATCACAGCAGGCACAACCTATTATATTAATGATATTTTAAGTAGTACAGAATTTACAATTTCTACAGATTTAATACTACCGTCGGCTACAAATACAACATATATCACTAATGTTGTTACCGTTGATTCTACTACAGGGTTAGTATCATTAAATCCTATTAAATTTACCGGAACAACATTTGGCGGAATAGATATTAATACTACTTACTATATAAATCACATTATAAGCGCGGGCAGTTTAACACTATCAGCAGATATTACATCAACTAGAGCATCTGTAACGTCGTCAACTAGCAATCTAGTGTACGTGCAAGATACTAGTGGATTTGTTATTGGTAACCCAATAGTGTTTACTGGAACAACATTTGGTGGAATTGAGAATGATAAAGTTTATTATATTTTAACTATTAACGATGTACAAACTATTAGTATTACTACAAACTCTTCTGAATTAAACTTATCAGTAACAGCATCATCTGACGGTGGTGCATCACCGGACCGACTTACTACCTCGTCAACAAATAATATGGCTCCGCTGAACCCGATAAAATTTTATGGAACTACATTTGGCGGCATACTAACAAGCGGGACCTATTATATTAACAGAGTGTTTACTGACAACACTACAACGTTCAATGTCTCGGAAACTATAATATCTAACATTGCTACGGAAACGGTTGATGTATCTAACCTAATTACTGTAGCTAGCACGTTAGGATTCACACCAAATAATCCAATTATATTTTCTGGAGAAGTATTTGGAGGACTCCAAAGCGGTTATGTCTATTATGTAAGTGCGGTAAATGATGCAACTACGTTTACAGTTAGCGCACTTCCGGGCGGCGCAGCAGTAACATTAACTCCAGGGACTGGTAGTATTAGAGTAAGAACTACATCGGCAGCAGTACCATTAACTACAACAACTGGATCAATGACAGCCATCACTCGATCAGGTGGTACTCCGCTGCCACTAGTAACCGGCGTGGGCGATTGTATTGTACGAACAACAACTACAAGTATACCGCTAGTGTCAGCTGTAGGTACACTGCAAGGAACAACTACATCAGCTAAATTAACCCTAGCAAGCGATGGCGGAGGTATGAAGGGAAATTTTGGAGTACCGTTAATTGGCGGAATTTCTCAAGGAACAACATATTATATTAAAACCATTACAACTAGTCCTACGAAAAAATTTACAGTAACAGATGCACCTGGTGGTGCAACCGCAGTATCATTAACTGATGATGTAGGTTCTATGAAAATGGGAGAAGTTGGATGGGATCATGTTAATCCTGGAACTGATCTAGTCCCTACATTTGATTCGACTTCGGTTTACAGTATTGAACCTAGAATTGTATACTCTAAACCATCGTTCTCAGCCGGCCCTGCTACAATTATATCACAAGCACCAGGCACATCTTATATTGCAATAGCATATGGAAACGGAAAATGGATTGCACTACCTGACGCTGGCAATGTTATTGCAATAGCATCGAGTGGAGAATTGTTCAATCAAGCATCATTACCGTCTGTAGGCTCATGGAAAGATATTACCTACGGAAATGGTTACTGGGTAATTGTGTCATCGGGCGGCTCGGCCCCTGGATCTAAAGTACTATATTCGAACTCTAGCGGAGTTACATGGAAAACATCAAACTTACCAACTGCTGGAAATTGGTCTAACGTTGCATACGGTAACGGAAAGTTTGTGGCTATAACTAGTGACGGCACTTCTGCAGCATATTCTACAAATTCTGGAGCTAACTGGAACGCAGCAACTGGATTTTCAGGCGGGTTTACCTGGACTGATTTAACATACGGCGCAGGAACATATGTTGCAATTAGCACAAGCGGTTCAGGAAAAGTTGCATATTCAACCAACGGAACTTCATGGACAGTAATTAACCTGCCAACATCCGGAGCGTCAAATACATGGACCGGAGTTGCCTACGGTAACAGCAGATTTGTAGCAATTGGGTCAACCCTTGGCAAAGCAGCATATAGCTTAGACGGTATTACGTGGGCGCTATCATTATATGAAGTGTCTGGTACACATTTAGCGTACGGCAATGGAGTGTTTGTAACAACAGGGTACGAGCCATCAAGTGTTCCGACTAGTTTTACTTCTGAAGATGGCATTAGATGGTATAGAAAACAATCTACAAATAATCTTGCAGCCATCGCATACGGATTAACAAATACATATACCGGAATATTTTTAAGTGTAAAGGGGCAACAGTATGCAGCTACAGTCACCGCCGGTGCCCAGGCCAAGGCGCGCCCAATAATTTCTACAGAACAAATTATTGAGATAAATGAATGGGACACCGGGTCTAATTATGTATCAGCACCAACCGTATCAATATTTGACACTAACGCAACTATCGAAGCGTCAGTATCTCCGCTATCTGGACTCGGAGTACTATCAAATCCAACATTTATTAATAGAGGTACTGGTTATAATACTAACACTACTAGTATTAAAATTAATGGTGACGGCTATGCAGATAACTTTCAGACTGGACTACGTTTGATACTTAACAATTTAACTAAATTACCCGCAGCGGGAGATAATATTGCTCTCCAAGGAAATAGTACAATTTACAAAGTAACTGGTGCTGTTGCACTAGACGGTACGGTTGCACCAACAGTACTTGCAAGAGTTGATATTTCCCCAGCCATGTCTGTAGGATTATCTCCGTCTCATAGCACATCGGTTACTGTAAGATCAAAATATAGTCAAGCTCGTTTAACAAACCATGATTTTTTAAACATTGGTTATGGAAATTTTGAAGAATCAAACTATCCAAGATTACCAACTGATACGTTATTATCACCTCAAAACGAAACCGTTGAAATCAACTATGGTAGAGTGTTCTATAGCTCTACAGACCAGGACGGAAACTTTAGAGTAGGTGAATTATTCGCAGTTGAACAAGCAACAGGAATTGTAACACTAAGCGCAAGTCAATTTGGATTAACTGGATTAACTGAGTTACGATTAGGAGGTATTGCAGTTGGCGGAAACGCAGTTATTATTACACAATTTAGTACTGATCAAACGTTTATTGCTAATAGTAATAATATTATACCAACACAAAAGGCAATTAAAGCGTATTTAACTGCAAGGCTAAGCCAGGGCGGTGCTAACACGTTTACAGGGCAGTTGATTGCCGGTACTGTGTTAGTAGGCGGCCCTGATAGAATTGCTAGTACAATTCCTAACGGAAATGCAGGCTCAGTAGTAAGAATGCCTAGCAAAGTTGATATACACGGCTTTGAAGGCGGCGGCTGGGATGGAAACGGCATGGCTTTAATGATCTTCCAACAGAGTTTTGCCGCAGGCGGTGACCCAGAATCTAACTGGTAAAAGTAATAGATAATGATATACGATAAATATAATATCAAAGGATGAAAGCAAATGGCTGAATTTAAATTAGGTAGAATTAGATTTGTATGGAAGGGAACTTGGACACCAAGTACCTCGTACTTAATTGACGACGTCGTAAGTAATGGCGGAAAAAGTTATATATGTGTAGTAAACCATACAGCAGCTAGCCTATTCAATACTGACCTAGATTTTGTACCTTCAAAGTGGAACATTGTATCAGACGGTACTCAGTGGTTAGGTGATTGGGAACCTGAAACATATTATAATCCTGGCGCTTCGGTCAAGTACGGCGGCCTAGTTTATATTTGTAAAACAGGACACACTTCAGCTACGTATGAGGTTCCAGACTTTTTAGGCTTAGAAGACGACTTAGGAAACTGGGAATTATTTGCAGAAAGTTTTGACTGGAAGGGTCCATGGAACACTGCTACTAGATACAGAATTAATGATTTTGTATCTTACGGATCAACAGTATATGTTTGTACAACAGGACATCTTAGCGATGCATCAACTGTTACATTACCAGCATCTGCATTTACAGTTAGTGCAGGTACTGCAACCCTTACCTACGCACCACAAAATGTTGCCCCGTATGCAGTTGGCTCAACCGTAACACTTGCGGGATTTACACCAACTCAAACTAGCGGAGTAGTTAACACAGTCAACGCATCATTTACAGTAATAACTTGCACAGCAACACAGTTGACATTTGCATTAACTGGAACGTATGCTAGTTCTGTTCTTGGAACAGTAACTGGTACAAGCCAATTAGGATTAGAGACAGACTCGTCAAATTGGGATATATTTAATCAGGGTGTCATTTACTTAGGTGACTGGAGTGGATCCGCAGTTCGATATAAAGCAAATGATGTGGTAAAATTTGGAGCTAATCTTTGGATATGTACAGATTACCATACCTCAAGTGCGTCGTTTGATCAAACAAAATGGGATATTTTTGTTGAAGGTTTTGAGTTTGAAAACTCATGGAATAACTCTACTAATTATCAACCAGGTGATGTTGTTACATACGGTGGTTATTCTTATATTGCAAAAACAATTAACGTAAACAAACAGCCAACAACAAATGCAGCTGACTGGGGTGTATTTACTACCGGGTTTAATTTTGTTGGCGAATATAATTCACTAACAAATTATAAAGTAGGGGATGTAGTGCGAAACGGCGGCTACACATACGTAGCAGTTCTAGACAGCGTAGGTCAATTAGTATCTAGCGGAACTTATTGGTCACTACTGAACAGCGGATTTAGATGGACTAACACTCCGCAAACATACACAGAAGTTGCATCTGTTACTACAATAGGAACTGGTGCAGGTGCAAAATTTAATGTTATTAGATCTGGAACAGTATATACAGTATCTGTTGCAGGCGGATTTGCAGGTAGTGGATATTTTGCTAACGATCAAGTAAAAATATTAGGCACCGTCGTTGGCGGCATTTCACCAGCAAATGACATTACTATTAATATATTAACAGTTTCAGCCGGAGGCGTTGCTACCATTAATTGGAGCGGTGGTTCATCTACATGGACAACAGCTACAGCATATGTATTAGGAGATACTGTTTACTTCGGCGCCAATAGTTATGTATGTGTAGCAAACCATACTGCGTCTACCCCTAGCAGACCAGATAATGATACTACGGGCGCATACTGGAATTTATTAGCAGCTGGTTCTGAATATAATATCCTAACCACAACTGGTGACATGGTATATTATGGAACTAACGGCCCTACTAGATTGCCAGTAGGATTTGACGGTCAAGTTTTACGTAGCCAAAATGGATTTCCAATTTGGGCCAACTACGGATTAATTAACAATTTAGTGTATGTTGGTCCTCTAGGTAAAGATATTGCGTACCCTGATGCCGGCGCAACAATTGACCAGCCATGGAAAACCGTAAGATTTGCTACTAAGCAAATTGAAGAAGGGTACTTAACTCCTAACGCTAAAACAATTTTAGCTAAGAACAAACAGTTTATAATGAAAGAAATTACCAATTGGGTAATTTATACATATACTGTAGATATCACAGCAGCAGATGATGCTAGTGATAGGTTTACCTGCAATGATACAAGTAATTTAATATTGAATATGCCAATCGAATTTACTAGTACATTAGGGGGTGTAACAGCTGGTCAAAAATATTTTGTAAAATCAATAGTCGGATCAGAATTTAGTATTTCAGAAGCTTCTGGCGGTGCAACTAAACAATTAACAGCCGGCACTGGATCAATGACTGGAACATTGTCCTACGATCATGATTTCTGTGAAAGAGATGTAGGCTTAATTGTAGAAGCAGTTAAGTATGACGTTTCACATGGTGGAAATATGAAAACTACTGCCGCTGCAAAAGCGTACTTTACTGCTGCAGGTAATACATATATTAATAGCAATTTTGGCGCACAAAAAACACAAACAGTTGCAGCATATACCTATCTTGCAGAACTATTTGACAATGTGTTAAATAATGCCCCATTTAGGAATTATCAAGTTTTTAATGGAATTACAAACGGTGTTACACAAATTGTAGACACCAGCTTAACTGTTGAATCTGGAGTTGTAGATAGAGTATATGAGTTAATTAGTATCATTACCGATGCTATCACAATTGGATCAGCGACTGCTATCCCTCCGTCAATTAATCCCGCAACTACTATTAGTGTTAAAACAGGAACATATGATGAAGTATTGCCGATGGTTATACCAGAGTATACTGCCATTGTAGGCGATGAACTACGTAGTACAATTATTCAACCAGCACCTGCAAACGGATTATTAGTAAACGATAAAGAAAAAACAACAACTGCACTGAATAGAATTAATTCTATTGCAAGCAATCTAATACAAAATATTACAGTTAGCCCAACTAGTGGTAATACAGAAGTACAACAATATGTTACAGGATTCAAAGGCGACCCAACTTTAACTACAGCAGTTGATGACAGAGCAACTGATATAAGTGATATATTAGCTGGCGGCCTTAGCAGCATTCCTGCTCTAATTATTCCAGATCCAGTTGGATACGATTCTGCATATGCTGATGCTAGAGACATGCTTGTATCTAACAAAGCATTTTTACAACAAGAAGTTAGTGCATGGATTGCTTCTCGTATAGCAGGTAACTTTGCTCCTTTTGTTGGATTTGTCTACAGTGGTACAGGGCAAACAAAATGCGAACGCGATGTAGGTTACATTGTTGATGCACTACGTTATGACTTAACATATGGCGGCAATCTTGAGACATTAGTTGCAGCTCGTTCTTTCTATTCATTTGGTACATTTGTAGAAACTGGGGAAAAAGATCAAGCACTTGCAGTATATGAATACTTAAAGTCTATTATTGGTTATATTGCCGAAGGCGATAATGGTTCGTGGATTAAAACACCAAGTAATCCGCTAAATCAAGACGATTCGTTAAACCCTGGTTCTGCAGCAGCAGGCATTTTCTTAGAAGAAAGACTACAAGAAATTATTGATACAATTGATACAGGTACAGTACCTGACGCAATTGAACCAAGTACATCGTGGGTAGACAGTGACAATGTTGCAGCAAAGGCAGCAATGCAAACTCTTAAAGCCGGCATACAAGCTGGAGCAATTGAGTATATTAGTACTTCATACCCGTCTCTTGTATATGATACTGATGTTTGCTATAGAGACGTAGGGTACATTGTTGATGCTATCTCTTATGACATTATGTTCGGTGGTAACTTCCGCTCTATTAAAGCAGGTATGTCGTACTATAGAGGTACATCATCGACCCAAACCGTAATTACAAGCCAGCTTGCACAAACAGAAGCAACAATTACATATATAAACACTGCTTTACAACAAATTACAGCAGGTTATACAGGGTCAGTTGGAAGCACAACAGCAGTTTCTAGAGTTGAGACTAGCGCAAATGTTATGTGGGATATTGTAGCAAGTGGACTTGGAGCAGTACCAACACTAGTATTGCCAAATCCTACCGGGTACGGATCATCCTTAACACATACTGCATATGCAGTAACTGGTAACACTTCTGGCGCAACTACAACGTATGATTATGCTAGAACACAAATTGTTCAAAACTATGCGTTCATGAGGGCTGAAATTGCACAATATCTAAATGTGAACTATAATGCCGTATGGGTTGCGTTAGGAGCCACCGGCCAAGCTGGGTGTGCAAGGGATATCGGTTATATCTTAGATGGTATTCGTTACGATATTACTTACGGTGGAAACACACAAAGTTTAATTACAGGAAGTGCATATTATTCTAACTACTCACTAACTATTCAAACAGGCGAACTTACTGCAACTATCGCAGCATATACTAGACTAAAGACTATTATTGGACAAATTGCTACAAAGACTAGCGTAACAGTTACCCCTGGAAACGTAACACCACAGATAACAGCTGGTAGTGCAGGTAATGCATATAGCGCACTGTTTGCACAAAATAGAGTGCAAGATATTATTGATTGGATTTCTAATGGCACTGCAAATTCAACAGTAAAGCCTGCGTTAACATGGGCTAGCTCAGATTTACAATCTGCATATGCAGCATTACAAGATAGAAAAACAGAAATTCAATCTGATGTTGTATGGTGGGTTTACAAAAATCATCAAGATTTAAACTTTAACGAAGACACATGCTCTAGAGACTCAGGCTACTTAATTGACGCACTAAGCTATGACGTTATTACTGGTAGTAATTTTGCTGCAATTACGTCAGGGCGAGCATACCTTAGAGGAACTACCTCAGCTCAACTAGTTGCAACAAGTCAACGAAAAGCAGAGCTTGGATCTATTAATTTCTTAAAGTATAAAGCTAAACACATTGCCGCAGTTGGTGCTGTTGCACAAATAGATGCATTGATTACAGACATTACCGGTTACATTAATGGCGGATCAATCCCTAGAATACAGTGGACTAATCCATCTACTATTGCTAGTGGATATGCAGCAGCAAATGTATTGTTAATAGATAATACAGAATTTATCAAAGCAGAAATTGCAGCATGGATCACAGTTCAAATTGGTCTAAGTACGTCTGGATTTGTAGGGCTAGTATTTGACAGCGAAGCTTGCCAACGCGATGTTGGCTACATTGTTGAAGCATTACGTTACGACTTAACTTATGGTTACGGCATCGGCGGCACTGGAAATCTTGCAACACGTATTGCAGGACTTGCCTACTATTCAGCATTAACGAGTGTACTACAAATTGACTCGGGCGATAAGACTGCTACACTTGCTGCATACGCAAGATTAAAAGCTGTAGCCCAAGATGTTATCAAAGATGTTGCAGTTACTCCGTCTGCAGGCAATACAGTAACACAAGTTAGAGCAGTTACCGGACAAACAGCAGGTACTTCTACAGAAGCTACTAGCTTAGGTACTCTAGTAGATGTTATTACAACTACAATTAATAATTTAGGTAGTGCTCCAGCATTGGTAGCTCCTGGCACAGGCTGGGTCACTACTGCATATGTTACTGAAAATAATTCGTTGCAAACAAATAAAGCAACTATTAAAGCCCAAGTAACAACGTTTATTACAGAAAATTATCCAAATTTAAATTACAATTCTGCAACTTGTGAAAGAGATGTAGGGTACATTATTGACTATGTTGGATACGACATGTTATTTGACAGTAATTATCTAACAATTACTTCTGCTAGAAGTTACTACCGAGCACAAGCTTCATTAGTAATTGGTGAACAACGAGATGCTACTATTGCATCATTTAGATATTTAAAAACTCTAATGCTAGCAATTGTAGAAGGTAATGCAACGGTTAGACGCAGAGTCAAAATATTAATGGATATCATTATTAACACAATGATAAATGGTATTGGTTCAACTCCGGAAGTAACCGGAACAATAACTTACAAAAATGATGTTGGCCTATATAAAGGTGCTGAAGTTCTAAGGGCAAATAAAAACTTCTTAGCAGCAGAAGCAACAGCGTGGATTACTCAAAGTTATGGCGGTACAGTGACATCAGTTACTGCATCTACTGATAGATTCACTACTAGCTCTGCACACAATTTAACAGCAGGCGATCCGGTTATATTTTCTGGAACACTTATTTCAGGCAGCGGCATTGTAGCTAGTACCGTATATTATGTACTAGCTACCCCAACTACTACAACATTTACTATTACAGATTCAGCAATTGAAACAACTGCACATAATGTAACAGCAGATGCGTCTGGCAGCATGACTGTACGTTATGCGTTCGATGATACTTCTTGCAAGCGCGATATGAAAGAATATATTGAAGCTATGATTTATGATTTAAGCTACACTGGTAACTACAAATCATTGAGAGCAGCTGAATTATATATTAATGCAGTACGTGGGTCTAAGCAACAAAATATGTTCTATGTTAGTAACGCTACCGGTTTACGTAATTGTACGTTAAACGGATTAAACGGAACACTAAGTGAAGAAAATGATTACGGAACTAAACGCCCAACTGCTGGCGCATATGTTAGTTTAAATCCAGGATTTGGGCCAAACGATTCAAGCGTATGGGTTAATACACGCTCGCACTACTCGCAAAACGTATCATTATTTGGAACAGGTTGTACAGGAGCCAAGATTGACGGAGCATTGCATGCCGGCGGTAATCGCTCAATGGTTAAGAATGACTTTACTACTATTATGAGTGATGGTTTTGGTGTTTGGTGTACTGGTGCTAACTCACTAACAGAACTTGTTTCAGTGTTTAACTACTACGGCTACGCAGGCTACATGGCAGAATTAGGCGGACGTATTCGTGCAACAAACGGTAACAGCTCATATGGTACATATGGTGTTATTGCCGAAGGTACTGATACGTACGAACAACCAATTTATGCAGTTGTAGATAATCATGCTCAACAATCGGTAGTTACTGATACTATTACAGATTCAGCAAATACTATCTACAGAATTGAATTTTCAAATGCTGGTACAAATTATACAAACGTAGACATTGGAATCAGCGGTGATGGTGTTAATGCTACTACTATCGGGGACGAGTTCCGTGATGGTGGAGTATTTGAAACTCGATTAATTGACCTAGACGACGGCAACGGGTACGGCGGCACAAACTATGCAAATGCTATTAATGCAGCGCAGGGCGGCGATGTTGGTTATATTACTATTGCAGCTACTGACATCGCTCTAAGCACTGCGTATGTTGGAATGCGTATTCAAATTAGTGCAGGCACTGGAGTAGGACAATATGCAAATATTCTAACGTATAATAGCGGTACTAAAATTGCCACTATTTACAAAGATAGTTTTACAGCATTAACAGTATCAACAACTACAGATACCGGCGACTTTGTCAACGTTGCGTCAAATGCAACATTGTATGCTGACATGCCAATCTACTTTGTTGGAACAACATTTGGTAGCATTACTGCTAACACATTGTACTATGTCAAAGCATTAACCGGAACTACTCAATTTACTGTATATCAAAATACAACTACAAAAGCACAGATTAATGTAACAGGTGGCAGCGGAACAATGTCTATCTATGCTGCTGGATGGGATCACGCAGTTCCTGGAACTACGTTAGTTAACAGTTTGGATTTATCTTCAAGCTATAAACTTGAACCAAGAATTAGCTATACTGCTCCTGGATATACAGCAACAGCAAGATCTATTCAAGCAGTTGCTTTCTCAGCAGCAACATTTGGTAATAACAGATATATTGCAATTCCTACAAGCGGAACAAGTACATCTTACAGTTTAGATGGAAAAACTTGGACTGCTGGCGGAGTACTAAGTGCAAGCGCAAGCTGGGTTGACACAACATATGGCGGCGGACAAGGTGCAGTTGCAACTGCACTAGTAGGCGGCCTTGGCGGCTCCGGTGCAGTATTACAGGCAGTTATGGGAGTTGTTAACAGTATTGGCGCTCCTGGAATTGACCAAATTGTTAGTGTTACTATTATTGATGGCGGTTACAACTATACAACACCTCCAACAATTGTGTTTACACCAGTTACAGGCGGCGCTGGCGCTGTAGCGTCCTGTACTGTACTAAACGGAAAAATTGACAGTATAACTGTTGAGATTAACGGCTCTGGATACAATGCCAAACCAACAGTGTCAGCTGCAACAGACAGAGTAACAAAACTTACTGTGTCAACTTGGGGGAGAGGATATACTTCAGCTCCAACAGTTACAGTTAGCCCTCCAGTGAGCGCAACAGTGTGGAGCTCTTTAGGTAGCGCAACACAAGGAACTTATTACTCATATGTAAACACTGGTGTTATTCCGAGCGAAACTAATTACTATCTAGCAGGAGCAACCGGAACATTTAGTTCAACTGCTCCAACTTTTACTAGTGGAACTGGCAGCTCAGGTACATACGGAGTAGGCTTAACATATGTTGGATCTTTAGCAACAGGTACTGCTGTATTGAATAACACTGGTGTAGGATCTATTACTATAGGCGCAACAGGCGGGCGTGGCTATACTAGCAATCCAACTGTGTCTATAGTTGATACTACTGCAAAATATGTTGCTATTGCAAGTGGTGCAATAGGAACTTCCTACTTGCCAACAAGTGCTGCGGCTAACGCAGCATGGTCTACAGGAGGAAATCTTCAAGCTGGATTTACCGATGCTGCCGCAATAACATATGGTGGAGGCTTATTTGTTGCAGTTGGAGGTACTAACAAAGGCGCATCTGCACCGTTAAGTGCAGTAGGCACTACCTGGACTGCTAGAACATTGCCAACAACTAGCGGAACTTATTCTGCAATTACTTATGGCAACGGAACATTTGTTGCAATAACAACAGGGGCTCAACTAACTGCCTATAGTACAAACGCTACAACGTGGACACAAGGCGGAAACCTACCAACTTCTACCACATGGAGTAGTATTGCATATGGTAACGGACGATTTGTTGCTATTGCTACTGGCACACGGAGTGTTGCTATTAGTTTAGACAAAGGTGTAAATTGGAAAACAGTGACTCCAGGCATGCCTAGCGCACTAACATGGACTAAGATTGTTTACGGTCAAGGACTATTTGTTGCAATTGCTAGCGGAACCACTTCAGTGGCAACTAGTCCTGACGGTATAAATTGGACTGTTAGAACCATGCCAGGATCTAGTTCCACATGGAAAGGCCTGGCATTTGGTAATGTAAGCAGCAACCCATTATGGGTAGCAGTATCTAGTACAAGCGGACAAAACGCAGCTTCATTAAGAACTGGTGCTACTGCATTAGGTAGAATGAAGGCAGAGTCCGGAACTATAACTGAAATTAGAATGATTGAGCCAGGTTCCGGATATCCAAAAGGAACTGTTACAGCAACTACTGATACTACTAATGTAATCACGGTAAACAACACTGAAAACTTAATTGATAGTCAACCAATTATATTCTCTGGAGTATCTGATGGCGGCTTAGCCACTGAGAAATTGTATTATGTTATTGGAAGCACTATTGTTACAAACACTAGCTTTAAGGTTAGCTTAGTGGCAGGTAGTGCAACACCTGCAGTATTAGTAACTGTTACAGGATTAACTGGAACTTACAGAGCAGGCCCTATTGCTACTCAAACAGATCCAAACAAAGTTATCACTGCTGCAATTAACCCAAGAACAAACGACGGTGTACTAGCTAACCCGTCATTTAGTAATAGAGGAACATTATATACAACTGCTACTACTGCGGTTACAGGTGACGGCCATGCTGACTTATACCAACCTAGTACATTTATTGCTGTTAGAAACTTGTATGATAGACCACAAGCTGGTGCTAACATAGTGTTTTCATCGTTATCAGATGTATGGTATAAATTAGTTGCTGTTACTAATCTATTAGGCGACAAGGGAGACTACACGGCTCAATTCCAGATTAGTCCAGGTATTTCGGTACTCGAAGCCCCAATTGATGCAGCTACAGTTACTACTACAATTAAGTATAGCCAAGTTCGTCTAACTGGACACGACTTCTTGTACATTGGTACAGGAAATCAAGCACAGACTAACTATCCGTTTGTAGACCCGTCATATGCAGACATTGACAAACAGACTAATAGTAGCGGTGGCGGACGAGTATTCTTTACAAGTACTGACCAAGACGGTAACTTTAACGTTGGAGGTTTATTTGGAGTTCAACAGTCAACTGGTACTGCTACATTGAACGCTGATGCGTTTAACCTAAGCGGTCTACAAAGTTTGCAGTTAGGTGAGATTAACCTAGGTGTTGGATCAGCTGTTATTAACCAGTTTAGTACAGACCCGTACTTTACTGCTGATAGCGATAATATTGTACCAACACAGCGAGCAATTAAAGCATATATTACAGCCCAAATTGGTGGCGGACAGAGCTCATTGAACGTAAATACACTAACAGCTGGTGTTGTATACGTGGCAAACGACTCGATCTCAACTACTAGTGGTGGTCAGTTAAATATAAAATCAAAGATGTATTTTACAGGTGGAATTGACGGGGCTCCCGTTGCACTTGGATTCTTCTTACAACGATAATTTACGGAGATATAAAAATGGCAACAGGAAGATTAGGCGCGGGAGCAGTAGCAATCCCAGCAATTACAAATACTACAGTATACACAGTGCCTGTAGGATATTATGCAGTATGTAATGTATCTATCACTAATAGAAATACAACAGCAGTTACTATAAGATTGGCACTTTCAACGTCAGGTTCGCCTGGTTCTGAAGAATGGATTGAATATGATACTGTTGTTATTCCTAACGGAACATACGAACGCACGGGTTTAGTCGGGCAAGCCGGACTAAATATTGTTGTTTACTCCTCAGCTGCTTTAGTTGGCTGTACAGTATACGGTATTGAAACATCTACATCATAATTGAGAGTTAAACTATGGCACGATTAAACACAGGCGCAAAGACCTTAAGTATAACAGGGACGTATAATCTCTCGTATGCGTTTACGGGGGGATTAATTTCTCTAGCTGGAACTGCGCCTTACATTGTAACAATAGCTAACCCAGTATTTTTTCCTGGCTCAAAACAAGAATTTCATAATTCTACCACTGGAAACATAACACTTAGTACGCCCGCAGGTAATATTCAAGGACCTGGGTGGACAGCAGCGTCGACACAAATTATGCCAGCTGGTGCTACATTTACGCTAATCTCAAATGGTGCAAACTATGTTATTACCAATGATGAAGGCGGCCCATTACAAGGAACTGCGGTGGTATTCACCACTTCGGCAACTGTTCCTACAGTGCAAGGTTCTACTGCAAGTTCCGGACAGTTAACAATTCGGTCAACAAGCAATGCTACTAAAGGTACTGCCGGTATTTTAATGACTGATAGCATTTCATCAACTACTACATCAACTGGTACATTAGTAATAACCGGTGGCTTAGGTGTTAGTGAAAATATTCGTGCAGGCGGTACAATTTACGGTAATCTAAACAGTAGTAATGTTTCACTAAGTACAACAGGTAGTATTGATGGAATTACAGTAGGTAGTACCACTCGAGCGGCAGGCGCATTTACTACACTTGGTGCTAATAGTACGGTAACCATTACTGGTGTAATATCGGCAGCAACGGGAACAAATAATCAAGCATATTCAACAACTGGTGCAGGCACTATCACTTTTAGTTCTGGAACATTAGGTAGTATTGATAATATGACCATTGGTGCAACAACATCAACTACTGGTAAATTTACTACAATGACTGCTACTACAGCAACATTGACTAACGGTACTATTACTACAGCTCCATCTAGCGGCAACGATATTGCCAATAAAACTTATGTCGATGCTGCTGCTAAAAAGATTAGTGGCTTTGGCTTCTTCTACGCTGGCGTGTAAAATATTTAAGGAAATAAAATGGCAATAGGAATTAATTCAAGAGTAGATTTATCCGCAGCAACCAACACAACGATTGCAACTACTCCTGCATCTGGAAAAGCACAAATATTAACTGTATCACTAGCTAATCGAACAGGAACTGCTGGAACGTTTAACCTAGCTATTGTTAATAACGGTACAACTACGCCAGCAGCCGGAGACTATATAGAAATATCTACTCCTATCGCAGCGTATACTGTATTTGAAAAAACAGGCATTGTACTACAAAACGGACAAACTATTGTAGCTTATTCTAGCATTGCCAGTGTATCTGCTGTTACATACGGTATAGAAGATAACGTGGCTAACTCAAACACTGGTTCTTTTAAAGCTGCTCTTCCAGCAGCGACTTGGGTACAGGCAACTGCTGGCCCTGCCGCTGGCCGTTATCAAACAGTTAGTTTGAATATTTGTAATCGTAACAGTGCATTGACATTGATTAGAGTCTGTATTTCTACAACATACAATTCACCAAGTGCAAGCGACTACATCGAGTATGACTCGATATTAGCAGCAGGCGCAGTATTAGAAAGAACTGGTATTGTCATCGGTAACGGTCAACAAATTGGCGTATATTCAAGCGTAGCAACTGTTGACCTAGTTACTATGATTGTTGACGACGCATAATATATGATAAATACAAACAAGGAAACAAAATAATGTCAGGCGTTAAACTAATTTATGATAATACATGCACTAGCACCAGTAATACTAGCTGCTCATGGACTGTGCCAGCCGGTGTATTTCGTGTAACATTCGAATTATGGGGTGGCGGCGGCGGCGGTGGTGTTCCGGGAACTAACTGCAATTGCTGTAGTACTGGAGGCGCAGGCAGCGGTGGCGGCTACTCTAAACTAACTGTTAACACTACCCCTGGAGATGTTTATACAGCAGTAGCAGGATCAGCTGGCGTCAGCGGCGGATTTGGAGCTCCACTATCACTGTGTGCTAACGGCATTACTGGCGGAACTAGTTATGTTACCGGAACTAACGTTGGCGCTACTTTCTGTGCTACAGGCGGTCTTGGCGGCCTAAGTGATTTTGCCACTAATTGCTATTCAATTTGTGGATGTAACTGGTATAGTAGAACACCGGGACAAGGTTATGGTGGCGACACAGTAGCTCAAGGTACATGGGGAATTCATTCATTATGGGGCGGCCAAGAACCTTGGGGCGCCCAACACTTTGGCGGAAGCGCAGGCGGCCCAGGCGGCGGCCCAGGCGGATTTAATATGTCAGCCGGGTATTGTAGCGGACTTGCTTGCTCAGTAACAGGTGAAGGCCCACTTCATGGTCGTATACCTGGCGGCGGTGGGGCAGGTGGATCATGCTGGCAGCTCTGCTGCTGCTGCCCATGGGCTAGCGGGCGTGGCGCACCTGGCATGGTTAAAATTACTTATTAATTGAGGATATCATGAATACACATAAAATATTAATAAGTAACGATACAGGAAAAATTATTTTACCTATCCATACTATAGACGACCCAAGACCATGTCCTCCAGATGCTACATGGATAGAAGTAGATCCAGATACTAGTATATACAAACATTATGTAAATCTTGAAGATGTTCACCATCTAGACATCGAAGCAACATATTGGGATTTTGAAACAGGCTTGTGGGTAGAAGTACCTACAAGTGCGCTACCAACATTTGAAAAAACAAGATTTAACAGAAACGAGTTACTAAAACACAGTGATAAAGTTTTTGCAACAGTAACAGATCCTGTAGAAAGACAGCAATGGATTACTTACAGGCAGCAATTAAGAACTATGTTTGACGGTCTTCCTGCGGATTTTGACTGGAATGAAATTATCTTTCCAAGAATGCCATCAGATATCAAAGCATTAAAAGACAAAGCTGCCGCAGGCGACGCTGTTGCAATCGAAATAGTTACAAGGGATAATTTATAATGGGACGATTTATTAGTGCAACAGTCGGGTATACTCCTTCTCAACGAAGAACTCTTCAAGTATTTGCTAATGCTTCAAGTTTTTGTTGTTTATGGACTGTCCCATCAGGTGTTACGTCAGTAACATTTGAAATATGGGGTGGCGGTGGCGCTGGCGGCCCGAAATGCTGCTGTTATTGCGCGGCTTCAGCCGGCGGAAGCGCAGGAGGATACGCAATTAAGACTGTAACAACTTCTGCAGGACAACAATATACTATATGCGCAGGTGGCCCAGGAGAAGCCCGTTACTGTTCAGTTGGCGGATCAAACATCGGTTGTCAAGGCTGTACAAGTTTTGTAACAGGAACAGGATTAAGCAACTTCTGTGCAACTGGAGGTGCTGGCGGGTATTCAGTTTGTTGTATTCAAATGACACAATGTTGTGGAGGCAACGGCTACGGCGGTGATTTTAATATCCCCGGTGGAGATGGCTGGCAAAAAGGCGGATGCAGTACTTGGATATGCCATTACAGTGCAGGCGGCGCAGCAGCATTTGGAGGACACTCATGGCATGCTATGCACCACTGCTGTCCTTATGCTAGTTGCGGTTGGTGCGGATTATTCCCCGGTGGTGGCGGCACAGGATTATTTTCTTGTTGTTGCGAATGCTGTTTCTGCCAAGGCGGAGGCGCACCAGGTTTAGTAAAGGTGACTTATTAATATGTACTATTCAATTGTAGAAAAAGCAACAGGCATAATGCATGAAGGTTGGTCAAACTATATTCATGTTGATGAATCAGATAGACCATTACATCAATCTCTAGCATATGTGCCATTAAATGATTTATTAACAAAATTGTTAACAACAGACGGTAGTGATTTAGGCGATGAACTACACCCAGTAGATTATAGACGAACACATTATGACTTTAACACAGAGCAATGGGTAATCATTTATCAAGACGATGTTCCTGTACCTGCGGATCCTGTAACTGTTGCACAAGACTTAAAAAATCAACACATAGCAGCAGTTAATATTAAATTGACTATACCAGATTTAAGCACTTCTGCTAGAACCAAATTAGAAGCTCATTTGGCAGCACTTACTGCGATTGAAGTAACTGCTGAAACAGCTAAAGATATTCAATGGCCGGTATCACCGTTTTAAAAGAGAAAAAATATGGCAAGATATTATACTGTAGCAACATCAGCAACACTAACCTGTAGTGCTGTATGTGATTTTCAAAATCCGGGCGCTTATACATGGACAGTTCCATCGGGAGTAACTGAAGTTACTTTTGAAATTTGGGGAGCCGGCGGTGGCGGTGGCGCCAAGTGCTGTTGCGAATGTTATCACGGCGGCCCCGGCGGTGCTGGTGGCGGATATTCATCAGTAAGCGTTACTACTGCTGTAGGCTGTGCTTATGCGGTATGCGTTGGCTACGGAGGCATGGTCCCAACTGTTGGAAGCTGCGCACTTCACTGGTGCTGTTATGGGCAACCCGGATCAACCACATATATTACTGGATTTAATTTAAGTAATTTCTGTGCAACCGGCGGCGATGGCGGCCATAACACATGCTATTATATTTGCGGATGCCGCAATGACCCGGGCACCGGCTATGGCGGCAACGTAGTTGCATGTGGTGCTGGCGGGGCAATCCAGGGGTATAGCGATGCATATTTCTGGAGAATGAATCACAGTGGTAGCGCACCATTTACCGGCGGCTCAAGACCGCACTCAGGAGACCATTGCTGCCCTTGTATGTTAGGTTATCCTGGCGTATTTCCAGGTGGTGGTGGCGCAACCGTTATGCCTAATATCTGTTGCTGCTGCTCACAAGCCGGCGCTGGCGCAAACGGCCTTGTTAGAATTCACTATTAAAAGGTAAACTATAATGACACAATACGCTTTATTTTTTAACACACAAACAAATAAACCTCACTCTGCGGTAATTTATAGAGATGAACAAATTCCACCGCAAGAAGTTTGGCCACCTAATACTGATCTGTTTGTCTTCGATGAAACTACTCCAAATTTTAATAAGTTATATGGAATATTTGTCGATGACAAAGAAAAAGTATATCTAGATTATGATGCGTTTAATACAGTACGAGACCCTGTTACTGGAGAATTTACGTTTCCTTTAATGGAAAAAATGTCTAATATTGAACAAATTAGATGGGAACGTAATAAAAAGATGGAAGAAAGCGATGCGTTTATTTACGCTCCGGATCTTCCAGAAAGTATCATGCAAGAGTTGCTGGCATATAGGCAAGCATTGAGAGATATTACCAATGGTATTGATCCAGAAACTCCGACTTATGAACTTAACTGGCCAGTTCTTCCTGAACCATTTAGGCCCGCACCACGGATGGATATTTAAGTTTTATCAACAATTGCGTGAGCAAACTCAAAAAAGGTAGTATAACGGGTCCAATTGGACCCGTTACCTATTTTAACAGGCATGGCTTTGACAGACGATGCAGCTAATAAATCTTTATCAAACGAACTAACAACAGGAATACTACTCCAATTGATTGATTGATTTTCAGTCGCCTTATGAAACATGCCTGGGTTAGGAACAACATATGGGTCGTCTTTGGTAATAGATGGGCACCAATAAATTCCAACTACTTTAACGCCTTGTGAATTTACAAATCTCTCAACAGCACCGTTTAGATTATTAAATGTTTCATAAGGTAATTGTCTTGATTTAAATTGATTAATGAACAGAATTGCTGAATAATTTTGTTCAGCTAGTAATTTTAATCCGGCCATTGCAGACTCTAAAAAATCAATCTTTCCAGAGTGAACATCTGTTGTATTAGGATCTACTAGTGCATTAAATGGAAACAATCCAATTATTTTAGATGGCGTAACAGTGGTATTGATACTTGTAGTTGGTGAGGTTAATATATGTCTAAAACGACTCATGATAGTTTCCTTTTATTTAATTATGCCTGCAAACCAAGACCGGGCTCATGATGTGATACACCTCGATAAGTAATGTACAGTTTTTAATAACTCATTAGGGACATTATGCAAAAAACAGTTTTTATTAATGGTGGAGCAGGCAGAATGATATGTGCGCTGCCAGCACTTGAAAGATTTATCCAAGAAAATCCAGATGGCTATATTATAACAGAAGCAGGATTAGATTTTGTGTGGGGCAATCGTATATTGCAAGATCGATCAATTGAAATTAATACTAAGGGACTTTTTGAAAATATTATACGAAAAAGTATAATTATTGCACCAGAACCGTATAGAGATTTTGATTATTATAATCAAAATCTAAGTATAGCACAAACATTTGATAAACTTATTAATGGAAATGTTAGAGAAGGGTTCGATTATCGTCCAAACATCATTCTTAATAAAGAAGAAGAATTAAATGGCGTATCAGTAATAAAACATGCTAAGGACGAACATAAAAAAGAAAAAACTATTGTCATTCAACCGTTTGGTCGTAGTTCAACAAATGACGATAATGTGGGAGTTGTTGTGGACTTTAGCACCCGAAGTTTGGAAATGAAAACGTATATGGCTATTGCAAAAGCACTTAGAGAACAGTATAATGTTATCAGCATGACAGAATTTGCAATACCTGGGGACGACATTAGTATCAACCCTAAGCAACTAACTTTGCGTAAATGGGCGTCAATTATTGACCATGCAGATTATTTCATTGGTTGTGATAGTGTAGGACAACATCTTGCATATAGTATGCAAAAACCTGGTAGTGTAATACTAGGAAGTACATTTGCTGTTAATGTAAGCTATCCTAATTATTTTAACATTATTGAAAAACAAGGCGTAGAAAAACGATACAGCCCAATTAGGATTTCAGAATTTGGGTGCTATGAAGCAGACAGAATAAACGACATGTTGTTAGAATTTAACGACGAAGAAACAGAGCAAGTCATAAAAAATATTATGACACACATTAAAAAAACAATTGGAGAATAAGAATGACACAATGGATTGCAGGTATTACTCGAGGTCACAACGCAGCAACCTGTTTGCTTAAAGACGGCGAACTAATCTTCTATATTGAAGAGGAGCGACTAAGCCGTAGAAAATACGATGGTGGTCCATTAGCAGGTATGTTAAAAATTAAAGAATACACTGATAAAATTGACTATCTTGTAGTTGCCCATACGCAACCTCTTAAAGATGCCGGCAAGATTGATTTTAGCGGTGATGACATGTATTCTGGTTTAGCCAGGAAACTAGGTCTTATTGAACAAAATTTTAAAGGTCCAGATCATCCACAAGTAATTGACCTTGGAATGATACACCACGAGTTACATGCGGCCTGCGCATTTTATAATAGTGGATTTGAAACCGCCGCCTGTTTAATTGTTGACGGTGCTGGTACTTTTGTACCACTAGGAGAAACTATTGGTTGGGAATTAGAAACAATTTTTAGTGCAAATTATCCAGCAAACTTTGCCACTAAGTATAAACATATAGGTCTGCGTGGCCCACAGGTAAGTTACGAAAAATTAAATTGCCCGCATGAAAACAGAGGTAAACCAGAAGATATACATGATGTAATGTTCACTGATCATCCTGGAATTACCAAATGTTACGAAGCAATGACTAACTATTGTGGTTTCAATTTTATTGAAGCTGGCAAAGCTATGGGTCTTGCACCATACGGTAAACCTAATGCAATGATTCCTCCTATCTTTCTTGGTCCTGAAGGTAGACATTTAAGTAATAGGAACTTATTTGTTCCTAACTATCCAAATGGAGCACTTATTGATAAAACTAGTAATCCAATATTAGATAATGATAGTTTAGAAATGAAGCAGGATCTTGCATATGCTGTACAAGAAGCTACGCAAATGCAAATGGTTCGTTTAATTCTTGATGCAATTGAAAGAACAGGTGAAAAGAATATTGTAATAGCAGGGGGCTACGGTCTAAATTGTGTTGCTAATTACGAGTATTTAAAACACTTGCCTGAAGGTGTAAACTTGTACGTTGAACCAATCAGCCATGATGGCGGTACCTGTATTGGTGCTGCAAAAATGATACATCATGATTTAAACACAGATAATACTGTTAGAAAACAAACTAGCATTTATTACGGTCCTAACTATTTTGAAAAAAATGGCGGCTACGATATCAAACTAGCTGAATACGAAACTATTGAAGATGTTACTAAAGAAGATATTGTAGACTTATTGTTACAAGAAAAAATTGTATGTATGTACCAAGGCCGTAGTGAAGCTGGTCCACGTGCATTAGGTAATCGAAGTATTTTGTTTAATCCTGCCGTTAAAAATGGTAAAGATATTGTAAATGGTGTTAAGCATCGTGAATGGTTCCGCCCGTTTGCAGGGACTATTTTAAAAGAAGCGGTACACGAGTGGTTTGATCTACGAGGTATGGATGCAACTCCTCACATGATGTATGCTGTAGATTGTCAGCCAGGTGTTGTTGATAAGATCCCCAGCATCATTCACGTTGATGGTACATGCCGTATTCAGTCAGTGACTAGTGAAGAAAATTCACACTATTATGATTTAATTAGTAAATTTAATGATAAAACAGGAATACCTATCCTATTCAATACTAGCTTTAACTTGGGCGGTGAGCCACTAGTCGAAACAATTGAAGATGCATTACGTACATTAAGATTAAGTGATTTGGAATATTTGTATTTGCCAGAGATTGGTAAACTAGTACATGTGCCTTATAATTTAAGTGAGGAGGAAGAAGATGGATGTGGTATGGTTTGAGGGAGCAAAGCCCCTAACAAAATTTGCACCAGCATTTAAAGTTCCTATTGGGATTGGATTTGCCGGTTCATCTAGTTTGATTGATAGATTAAAAACATATATTTTTAAAATTGAAAAAGATATCATTGTCAACGAAGAACTAGTATCAACAGTTCCAAAGTCTAAAGAAGATCCTTATCGGCATACGCAACAATGGAAACAACATAATCTTCTTGATGACGTTGCTGGTTTAGGGGGCGAGCACTTAGAAAGGTTTCCGTCGGATCCAGTAATAGAAGAATTGTTTACACTAGTAAGGACTAATTATTTAGAATTTCTTGCTAAACTAAACTATCCTAGAAAAAAAGTCTATATTCACGGGTGGGCCAACGTATTAAGAGATACAGAATGGATTAGCAAACATCGGCATATAACTACTGAAGAATCATATCTTGCCTGTACATATTACCTAACCACAAACAATACTGCTTTGTTTTTTGAAAATCCATTAATTGGTGATACTACTGGTACTCCAACTGAAGAAAAGAAAATAGTATTTTTTCCTAGCTGGATTCCACACTGGAGTGATGCTGTAACTGACAATAGTATTAGAATTTCTCTAGCATTTGATATAGTAACTGAGAGTTGTACTATACGTAATCCGTGGAGACCTCATAGACTTTTAGACGACCCGGACACTATGCCAGGATTAGAAGGTTTAAGAATCAAGTAATGAACACTGTATGGATAATTGGAGATAGTTTTTCCTATGTAAATCCTCACGATCATAGCGATAAAATATGGACTACACAGATAGCAAACAGATTAGATTACACGTTGTATAATGAAAGTTTGCCTGGCACATCTCAAGACTGGGCATGGCGTCTAATAGCAAATTATCAAGATCGAATCACATCGGATGATCAGTTAATAATAACACTAACGCATCCTTCAAGATTTTGGTTTTTTGAAGATCGTCCTGATGCTGCAAATCATGATATACTAGATTTTGATAAAATAATTAATGACGATGAAAAAGTTAAGGCTGCTAGGTATTTTATACAACATATACAAAGACCTGAATTAGACATACAACTAACAGATCATCGCATGGGTTGGCTCAGCTATCTTGTTGAAAAATATAAATGGAGGAAACCTATAATTTTATTAGGATTCCCTCAACTAATATACCAAGATCTGTATCCTAACTTAATTTTCTCTAACGGAGCCTTGCTCCATATTAGCAAAAATGAATATTTAGGTAATATTGAACACAGAGGCAGAGATTGTAGGTACAATCATATGTGTTTAAGCAATCATACAATACTAGTAGATAAACTTGTAAATACACTTAAGACTGGCGCCGACTTGGATTTAACTAACGGATTCAACGAAAAAATTTATAGAAAAGAGTTGTTAGACAATGCAGATTTATCTAAAGATGAACTTAGCATTATTCAACTTAGAGAATTTCAATCTATGAGCAAGGCAGAAGAAAGTTGGTTAACTAGATTTAAATCAAAGTAAATCTGCTATCTCGTGAATAGTCTGGATTTTGTTTTGGATAATTTTATTCCTAAGACTTAGCTCAAGCCCTTTGTGTACAGGTTTTGGCAAACTCTCTAAATTAAACCAACCCCATGCAATGTGTTCGTTACTTAGTACTGGTATAAATTCGGCTTCTACTACACAAAAATACGTATGAAAATTAAAAAGACTATCGTTACTGACAAAGCGTTCAAGCGGTATAGTCTTTTTAATATTGGGCATTGACCCTAATTCTTCCTCGATTTCTCTCTGTAAGCCCTGCCATGCTGACTCATTAGAATGATTAGTGCCACCAACTAGTCCCCAACGTCCGGCATGTTTACCTTCTGATTTCTGTATCAATAGAAATCGTTTTGTTGTCTGTGCGCAAATTAACGCACCTGAACAATCAATTATGTCATTATTAGAAGTTATAATTCTAACCTCCAGCTGCCGCGGCGATAATCGCCATCAAAACTTTTCACCCAGTTAACTCCATTCCACTTGTATTGTACTAGTGTATAGATATTTGTCTGATAAATCAAGTTTTCTGAGTTTTCATCTGCTGAGAATATTACCCACCACTTGCTTCCGTCCCACTCAATAATATCATTTGCCTCTGCAATAAAGTCAGTACCGTCTGTATTTTTCCACGCATCTGGGCCATCTTCATTTAGATTCAACACGTAGGTAACTGTTCTACCTACTGGTATTGAGTTGGCTAATATAATAACATAGAATCCGTCACGTTCTATTGGGCTCCCCTGACCAACTTCGACCCCATTAACAAATACACGGCAGTCATTTACTTTTGCAAACTCAACTGTAGTGTTAATTCTTTGAATTTTTAATCCTGTGGTAAATGTATCTCTAACACCACCGCCAATATTATCAATGATTAGATATCTAGTTCCGGGTACTAGGTTAGTTGGACCAGTAGTTGTGGGATCAATTACTGCATCAAAACTTCCTCGCTGTCCTTCTGGTCTAGCCGGACCTACGATCATGTCATTTGTTGGAAAAGTATCATCGTCCCAGTTAACCACCATCTCAGACCCGTCTAACGGATTTATACTTAGATAACCTACTACTTCACTACCGTCGGGTTGTAACAAATAAATCTTTGCTAGTCCAGCAGTATATTTGCCTGGGTGTGATTGTAGGATCACATTCCAATTTAACCAAACTCCGGGCTGTTTGCTACTTACTAGTTTGATTTTTCCTTCTGATACAATGATGTCAAAATCACCTAATGTGGCATTTGTGCTAGCAATTGAATTTGCAGGGTATGACTGTCCTGCATCAACATACACACCTAACCCGTCAATGTATGAGTCACTCATACCAGAACTATCAAAAGTACTCGAAATAATATTAGTAACGACTCCTAACTTTTTAACCTTTGCAGGAGGAGTAATCCATATAGGAGTAGTAAGTGTTAGCGTAGCAACATCAATTTGTGTAGAAGTGCCCATTGGAACTGTACGACTAGTAAAACTAACGTCACCAAGGTCAACAACTGTTAACGAAGTCCAGTCTACAAAATTGTCAGTAGTTTGTATTTCTAAACTTGGATTAAACAACACTAGGATTTGTTCAAGAATTTGTAATTTTTGTTCAGTGCTAGTTGACCATATATCAGCCTTAACTGATAACTTAAACGGAGTTGGCATTAAGCGTTCAACTGTGTAGTTTTGTCCTTGCGTACTAGTGTATGCACCAGTCTCTGGATCAATATCACGTTCACGAATATGCATCTTACTGACTAAGGTTGCATCTCCTAGTCGAGTATTATCAAGGTCAAGATCAGTAATGTATATTGAAATTCTTGGAGCACTTTGTAGAGTATTTTCCGAGTTTTGATTAATAATTGTTGCCGCTTGACGATCTTGATCGCCGTACATAACTGGAACACGTACTAGTGTACCGTCTCCATATCTAACTACAAAATTACTTAGGAGTCTAACTATTTGTAATAAGTATCGGCGTATTTGCCCATCATAAAAATATTGCATTATAAGTCTGCCTTAGGTTTAAGTGCCTTGCTTAATGCTTGACGTTCTGCAACATCTTCACCGGCAATGTTATCAGTTGCTGTATTATTAATGAATCCAGTTCTGAAAGTTTGTCGAGTATCAGTATTTGACAAGGTAGTGCGAATTGCATCTTCACGTTTAACCCAACGCTTTCCGTCATATCTAAAAAGTCTATTAGGTAAAAAGTCAGTCCTTAAGAAGAAGTCGCCATCAATTGCTCCTGCAGGAAAAGCGATGCCGTGACCAAAATCAACACCATTAGTGGGGATACCGTCACCTAGTAAGTATCCACTGTAGCCAGATCTATTTGGTCTATCTGCAATTCTACTTGCATCCAAATGTGTACTAGATGCATCTGGGGGTGCTGTTGCATCGTCAACTGTTAGTAAAGTAGGATTACCAAACTCGTCAGCAGATAGTGAATAAAATTGTTGTGTTTCATAACCACTCTTCGGAGCATTAGCTTCTGCTTGCGCAAGAATAGCATCATTAATTTCAAGACTTTTAGTTTGAGTACTTAATATACTTTGTAATGTTGCACCGGAATATACACTAAAATAAGTTGCATTAGGTGGCTCATTACCTGTAGTAGTTGCAGTAACTTGATACAATGTACCTTGATAACGTACAATTTCACCGGCAGTATAAGTTGCCGCTGGGTCATAATCGCCTGTAAAATTAGCATCTTTATTTGTGGGAATATTAAGAATGTCAGCATACTGTTGTTGATCAGCAATCTTTCCTAATTTTAATCTGTATAAGTGCGGATACCATGTGCGACTAAAACCCTCAGCAGCACGACCTACTTCGCTAACAACAAAGAATCTTGGTAATGCTTGGTCAGCATCGTTAAGTGCAAATTCATCTCGTAAATGTGGAAGCTCTACAACGTCACCTGCTAATGGCTTACGCCCTACTAGTTTGATAAAATCATTAATATGCACAGTCATAAAAACTGTGTCATTATCAATAAACAAGCCAAACTGACTTAGGTTAAAGTCAATGTCAGATACATTATAAACACCACGTACTGTGTATATTGAGCTGTCGTATTTCCTATCACGATTTTCAAGGAATAACAAGTCCTGTATATTTGTTTCTTTTACAGCATCGTACATGGGCATATCCGCAGTACTTTCACCTGTTAACGGATTTTTAGGACCCAGGTATTTGTGCAGATATAAGTCAGTACCGCCCACCTGAAACATTTCAGATATGCTGCGATCGTGAAATTTGTAATCGTTGCCTTTCTCGGGCTTGTAAAGGGATAAACGTGGCATAGTACAATATTTAGCGATAAATAACATGGGAGATACAAATGTCAGACAATCCACAACAGGTTAAACAGCAAGTTTTTGATTATTGCCGCGCTATGCTAGGTGACGGCATGATTGACGTTGAGCTTGATCCAATTCATTATGAAACAGCGTTAGATCGTGCATTAACACGATTCCGCCAACGTAGTCCGAATGCAGTAGAAGAAAGCTACAGTTTTTTAACCCTTGAGAAAGACAAAAATGATTACATACTTCCTGCAGAAATTATTAATGTTCAGTCTGTTTTTAGAAGAACACTGGGATCAAGAACTGGAGGAGGAACTGGTACAAACTTTGAACCTTTCAATCTTGCGTACACTAATACGTATCTCTTAAACTCAACAATGATGGGTGGCATTGCTACATACTTTATGTTTGCCAGCTATCAAGAAATGATAGGTAAAATGTTTGGGGCCTATATTGAGTTTCAATGGATCCCATCTAGCCGTACTATTAGAATACTACAACGTCCATTTAGTGAAGGCGAAGTAATCGGCCTGCGTACTCAGAATTTTAGACCTGACTATCTTATCATTGAAGACATATATGCTAAACAATGGATACGTGATTATACTCTAGCTAACTGTAAGATTATGTTAGGCGAAGCACGTAGCAAGTTTCAAAGTATCGCTGGCCCGCAGGGAGGCGGCAGTTTAAACGGTAATGATTTAAAATCAGCAGGTAAAGAAGAACTAACGGCACTAGATAAAGAATTAGAAACCTTAATCAGTGGTGGAACTGGCTATACATTTGTTATTGGTTAACTATGCGAGTAACTGAAATTATTGCTGAAAATTTTGCTGACGGTCGCAACCCACAAGATAAAGGCGACGCTAAACGTCACGGTATTAATACTAAGGCTAGTGTGAGTAGTCTACGTAAAACAGCCAAGCAAGGCGGACGTAAGGGACAATTAGCCCATTGGTTAGCTAATATGAAAGCAGGAAGAGCAAAATGAAAGTATTTGAAATAATTAATGAATCTGCTGCATGGCGCAGAAAAGAAGGTAAGAGCAAAGCAGGTGGACTAAATGCCAAAGGTGTTGCTAGTTATCGTCGCGAAAATCCGGGCAGTAAGCTACAGACAGCAGTTACTACTAAACCTAGTAAACTAAAAGCAGGATCTAAAGCTGCTAAACGTCGTAAATCATTCTGTGCTAGAATGGGCGGAGTTAAAGGTCCAATGAAAAAACCTAACGGCAAACCAACACGTAAAGCACTGGCGTTGAGAAAGTGGAATTGTGAAAGTGTAGAGCATATGGTAGAAATGATCTTAGAAAATATGGATCATGACAAAGACAATCAAGCAGTACCTGAATTAAAGGCAGCATTGATTGCTCAAAAGACAAAACTACAAAAGGCAAGCGACGACGAAGTCTATGATATCATTGATAACATAATGACACGCATTGCCAAGACACACGGCATCAGCGGCCAGAAGTTGCACGACATGTGGGTTGATCAATATGATCAAGTGCCCGATACTTGGATAATGAAATGAAAGTACACGAAATTATTACCGAAGCTAAAGGTATGAAGAAAATTGATGATACACATAAGTCTGCTATGAAAAACGCAATGACGTTCCCGTCAATGAATATGAGTACTGGAAGTGCATATTTAGGATGGCGCATGGGCATTGCAATGGCAGGCGCACCAACCTATCCAACTAAGATGAATGCTGATAATTGGATTGGAGGTGATCCGCTATTATCAACTTATACTAAAGAAGAAATGGATATTGTCAATGCCGCAGCCAAGGCTGTAGGTGCCGGATCCGCTCAAAATTGGAGCGGTGACCGTAGTAAAGAAATTGCCGGAACTAATGTAGCAAGTCCGGTTGCCAAACGCAAATTGAACAAATACGGAATATAAATTTCTTGACATTGTAATCTAATTGTTATATACTAGCGTTATCTAAGGAGACGCTATGATTATAGGTGTGTGCGGTTTTATTGGTTCAGGCAAAGATACAGTTGCCGATTATCTAACTAACTTTCATGGTTTTCGACGAGAATCTTTTGCCAACAGCCTTAAAGATGCAGTAGCACAAGTCTTTGGTTGGGATCGAACCATGCTAGAAGGCCGTACCAAACAAGCTCGTGAATGGCGTGAACAGGTAGATCCTTGGTGGTCAGAGAGACTTAACATGCCTAACTTAACCCCACGTTGGGTACTGCAATATTGGGGTACAGAAGTATGCCGACGAGCATTCCATGATGACATTTGGATTGCTGCCTTAGAAAACAAACTGCGTAATAGTACAGATGATATTGTTATCAGTGATTGCAGATTCCCTAACGAAATCAAGTCAATTAAAGATGCTGGTGGAATCGTTGTACGAGTCATTCGCGGCTCCGAACCCGAATGGTACGATGCGGCAATTAGCCTTAATAAGGGCGACCGTGGTAATATGAATTGGGCATTAAGTAGAGCTAAAATAGAAGAATTAAAAATTCATGCTAGCGAAACAGCATGGGTGGGAACAGAATTTGATGCAGTGCTAGATAATAATTCTACTATTGAAGACCTATTTGCCCAGGTTAGAAATCTGGTTTCAGATCTCCCTGTTTCCACTGAACCCCTTCCCTATGTAGAATCCTCTGACAGTTTGCACACACTGTCTTAAGATTACTTGGACGAGAATTATTTAGATTTCCGTCCATGTGAAATACATTAAACTGTTCAGTAAATTTAGATTTAAATCCACATTTATCGCATACAGATTTCATGCGGTATCCATCCCTGTACCACTTAGGTTCTCCACTACGTATCCCACCGTGGTGTAGACACGCCTCACATCGCTTACGATAGTAAGTGCGTCCGTTCTTAACATAGTTAATAGCCGCGGGTCTAAGCCCGCAAATACACAAGGGTCTTGCCATAGTGTATTTATACCGGACCTTTTTGACCCCTTTTCTATGGTGTATTAATAGCATTTTTTATCCAAATACTATAAATACATGTAGAACAAGAACCTTAGGAGATTCCAAAATGGCATTAAGTTCACCAGGCGTACAAGTCAGCGTAATTGACGAATCATTTTATACACCAGCAGAACCTGGCACAGTCCCTTTGATTGTGGTAGCAACAGCTGAGAACAAATCAAACGGCGGAGGCACCGGCATCGCCCCGGGAACACAAGTTGCCAACGACGGAACAGTGTATTTGCTAACAAGTCAGAAAGACCTAGCAGATACTTTTGGAGACCCAGTTTTCAAGACTGACTCTAATAACAACCCTATCCATGCAGGCGAGCAAAACGAATACGGTTTGCAAGCTGCCTACAGTTTACTAGGTGTTAGCAATCGTGCATTTGTAGTTAGAGCAAATGTTGATTTAGATCAACTAAATGCCAGCGCAGAAGCACCGTCAGCTAATCCAGCAAACGGTACATATTGGTTAGACACACAAAATACAGCATTTGGTATTTTTGAATGGAACGATGCACCAGCAGCAGCTGGCGGTCAAATGTTTGTCAAGAAGACACCGATTGTTATTACTGACACAAACAAGATCGATGGTGACATACCAAAGACCTCAGTTGGTGCAATCGGTGATTATGCAGTTGATGCTACACAAACTCCAGTATCTATATTCCATAAAAATACTACAGGCGACTGGAATAAAGTTGGTAGTAATGACTGGCAATCAAGCATTCCTACAGTATCAGGTGCTGCATTTACATCAGCTACAAATGGTCAAACATTCCTTATCAACACTAATAGTATTGCTATTAGCGTAGGCGGTGCAACCGGAATTGACGGAGTAGTTGAAGACATCAACAATGCAAACATTGCTGGTATTACTGCATCCAAATTAAACAACAAAATTCAAATTTTCTCAACAAGCACATCAGTAGATATTGCTGCTGGTACAGCATCTCTAACTAATCTTGGACTAACAGCTGGTGTATATGCTGCACCTAAACTAGCAATTGACAAGCACACGGCAGTTCCTCAATGGAAACATGCTTCTAATGCAGGAAACGTTGCTGCTACTGGTTCTGTCTGGATCAAGACTACTGAACCAAACGGTGGCGCACGTTGGAGAGTCAAGCGTTTTAATGCAGGCACTGCACTATGGGAAGCAGCAGAAGCTCCTATATATTCAACAGCATCAGCAGCATTAAATGCATTAGATTCTGCAGGCGGCGGATTAAATCTAGCAGTTGGTACATTGTTTACACAGTCTAATTCGTACAGTGCCGATACAGCAGAAGCAGACTTTACGGTATATCGTCGTAAGGCGAGCGGAGCAACTACTATTACTTCAGCTGTAATTACTGATACAACATTTGATGGCGCCGAAGGTTATAGATTTACTATTAAAGAAAGTACAGTTGGTTCAGCTACTATCTCTGGTGCAACAACAGTTGAGTTTAATACTGTTGCTACTGGTGCTGGAAAAGGCCTTGCTGATGCTGACCTTATTGCTAGTGCAATTAACGCCGCTGGTCTTACTAATGTGCAAGCGTCGATCGACAGTCAAAACCGCATAGTGATTACTCATTCTAAAGGCGGCGAAATGGCATTTGAGGACACGTACTACAATACCACAGGATTTATACCTGAATCAGGCCTTGGTGTTGCAGCTAATATGATTTCACTTGGTTCTCAAAAGTATATTGCTTCATTATGGGCACCATTAAGCTACACAGCAGGTATGGATGCTCCTATGGCATTGGCAGCAGATGGCGCACTATGGTACAGTTCAGTAATTGACGAAATTGACATTATGATTCATGATGGTACTACATGGGTTGGTTATGCTAGTGTTGCTGGTACAGATCCAGCAGGTCCTATTGTAAGTGCTACTAAGCCTGATATGCAAAGTGATGAATCAGCATTAGTTACTGGCGATCTATGGATTGATACTAGCGACATTGAAAACTTTCCAACTATCTACAAATATAATGCAGATTTAGCAGTAGGACAACGTTGGGTATTAGTCGACAAGACCGATCAAAGCACAGAAGATGGTATCTTATTTGCAGATGCTCGAGCAGGCGCAAATGGTGGATCAGCTACATCAGCACCAGACTCAACTATTGTTGAATTGCTAGATAGTGCTTTCTTAGACTTCGATGCTCCAGATCCTGCACTATATCCAAAAGGTATGTTGCTATGGAATCTACGTCGTTCAGGATTTAACGTTAAGAAATTTGTACGCAACTATGTTGACCTAGCTGGCGACAACGGTCGTCAAGGTGGCGCATCAATGGCTCTTTACTATCCACATCGTTGGGTAACTGAAAGTGCCAACCAAGCCGACGGTTCTGGTACATTTGGTCGTAAGGCACAACGTGCAGTGGTTGTACAAGCTCTACAGGCAACTGTAAATGCTAACCAAGACATCCGTGATGAAGAAAGCCGTGTGTTTAACTTAATTGCTTGCCCAGGTTATCCTGAGCTAATTGGTGAGTTAATCAGCTTAAACTACGATCGTGGTTTAACTGCATTCGTAGTTGGTGATACCCCTGCTCGTTTAACAGCCGATGCAACTAGTTTGTTAGCATGGGGCAATAACCTAAATGGCGCATTAGAAGACAACGATATTGGTGCAACTAGCTTTGACGAATACATGGGTATGTTCTATCCATGGGGTTATACAAGCGACAACTTTGGTAACAATGTTGCTGTTCCTCCAAGCCACATGATCTTAAGAACTATTGCTCTAAACGACCAAGTTGCTTATCCATGGTTTGCACCAGCAGGTGTACGTCGTGGTGGTATTACTAACGCAACAGCAGTTGGTTATATCAGCGGCGAAGGCGAGTTTAAATCAGTTGCACTAAACACTGGACAACGTGATACATTATATGAAGCAAAGATTAATCCTATTACATTCTTAACAGGTACAGGCCTAGTTAATTATGGTCAAAAGACACGTGCTCGCGCAGCAAGTAGCTTAGATCGTATTAACGTAGCACGTCTAGTTTGCTACTTACGTAGACAACTAAGTGCATTAGCTAAGCCATATATCTTTGAGCCAAACGATAAGGTAACTAGAGACCAGATCAAGAACGCAGTTGATGGATTGATGCTTGAGCTAGTTGGTCAACGTGCATTGTATGATTACGTAGTAGTTTGCGACGAATCTAACAATACTCCTTCAAGAGTTGATCGTAACGAACTATGGATTGATATTGCGATTGAGCCAGTTAAGGCAATTGAATTTATCTACATTCCATTACGCTTGAAGAATACTGGCGAAATCGCCGCATTAGGTTAATCCTATAAATACTATACAGGAGCTATAATATGGCAATCGCAACACTAAACAAATTTTCAGTACCACTAGCTGGTTCTCCACAGAACCAGGGTATGTTGATGCCAAAGTTAAAGTATCGTTTCCGCGTTACTTTACAAAACTTTGGTGTTGGCGGAAATACTACTGAAATCACTAAAATGGTAGTGGACTTCACTCGTCCTACTATCACTTTTGATGATATCACACTAGATACATACAACAGCAAGATCTTCATGGCTGGTAAGCATACATGGAGTGACGCTACTCTAAACGTTCGCGATGACGCTAACGGTAACGTAACAAAACTAGTAGGTGAACAACTACAGAAACAATTCGACTTCTTCGAAATGTCATCTGCAGCATCTGCAGTTGACTATAAGTTCGTTACAGTTTGTGAAATCTTAGACGGTGGTAACGGTGCATTTACTCCTAATGTTCTAGAAACATGGGAATTATATGGCTGCTACTTAAAGGCTGCAAACTACAACAACGTAGCATACAATGCTAACGAAGCTGCTACTATTGCATTAACAATCAAGTTTGATAATGCACAACAAACAGCTCAAGGCACAGGCGTTGGTACTAATGTTGGTTGGTCTGGTGCAAGTACACTAGCTACTGGCGTTAAGTAATCTACTTAATAAGTACAAAAAAGCAACTTCGGTTGCTTTTTTTGTGATTTGATTATATACCCAGTTAATTTAATTGGCTAAATATTGTTATGGCAAGTAAATCAATTGGTCAGTTTATAACTGATGTATCAAATCCTAAAGGCAATGTTGCCGACTTCCGTCATGCGGCAAGGATGTTTTCTGATGACAGTTTTAGACTAGCCCCTAAAAGCAAGTTTAATTATCACGTGTCTTTTAGCATTGATACTAGAGCATTAAAAAGTTTAAATTTTGACTATCGACATAGAAATGAAATTAATATGCTGGTTAAGAAATGTGAATTACCTAAATTTACAATTGCTACAGAAGTATTAAATCAGTACAACAGAAAAAAAATTGTACAAAATAAAGTTGACTATTCTCCAATTAACATATCATTTCACGATGATCGATTAGGGGTTACTCGTCAACTATGGGAAAACTATTTTGCATATTATTATGCAGATTCTACAGTGGCTAAACGTGCAGGATCATATAATAGAACAGCAATGGCCGGATCGTCTTTTATTAAAACTCCGTATGGGTTTGACAATAACAGCAGTGTGCCTTTCTTTCAAAAGATTACCATTTATCAAATGGCCAATAAACAGTATGCCAGCTATACTCTAGTAAATCCGGTCATTACTGCATGGAATCATGATTCATTAGATTACGGATCGAGTGTTCCTGCAGAGCAATCAATGACTGTAGCGTATGAAGCGGTATCATACGATACTGGATATGTTAGTCAAGGCAATCCTCCGGGATTTGGTCAAGATCACTATGATACATTGCCTAGCCCGTTAAAATTAGCAGGCGGATCTAGTAATAATCTTTTTGGTCCAGCAGGTGTATTAGCAGGCGCTGAATCAGTATTTGGAGCAGTTTCTAGTATGCTGTCTGATCCAAGTAGCGTAACTATTAATGATATATTGCGAACTGGTACGCAGGCAATTAACACTTATAACAGTGCTAAAAATCTTAATATGGCTGCTGTAAGAAATGAACTAAGTACTGCTGGATATAATGCAGCAGTGACTGGTGCTAGATCAATAGCTAATCAACCTATTAGTGGATTAACTAATTTTTCATTCCCATTAGGTGACGGTGGCGCACCTAATACTATAGCATCTCCACGTAATTTAGGACCGTAATGAGTACTACAATGAATTTACCTAGGGTAACTACCAGTAATGATAGTGCCGACCAAGTTAAAAGTTTCTTTGACAGATATTTCCAACATCAAGTTACATTTCCCAGTAATCAAATTGATGCTGTTTTAGGATATTTTTTAAAACGCGGATTTCAAGAAGAAGCTGCAAAAAGTACAAGCATTGTACTGTTAAATCAAGCCCGCATAGATAATATTCCAGTATTTCAATTATTAGACACACTAAAAGGTCTTACTGATATACAGCTAAGTCAGGTTGTTACTGAAGTACTAAACATATACCGCGAGAAATCTTCGGCGTTAGGTTTCAAGATTTTGCAAACAGAAGAAACCATAGAAAGTCGAAATATTAAACCATAATGAGTCGATTTGCTCAAGGTAAATTCACAATAACTAACCCAGACAAATATGTAGGAAATAAACTTCCAACATATCGCAGCTCTTGGGAATGGCACTTTATGCGATTCTGTGACCAAGATCCTCGCATAATGAAATGGGCCAGTGAAGCTATTAAAATCCCCTACAAAGATCCATTTACCGGCAAGGGCACAGTATATGTACCTGATTTTTTCATACAATATGCAGATGCTAAGGGTAAGATGCAAGTTGAACTTATTGAAGTAAAACCACAGAATCAAACAGTATTTGAAAAAGTGGGCAAGAATAAACATAATCAATTACAGTTTGCAAAAAATCAAGTGAAGTGGCGAGCAGCATATGAATGGTGCGCAAAACAAGGCATAAAATTTAGAGTTTTAAATGAACAAGACTTATTCCACAATGGCAAAGTGAGATAAGTATTATTATGAAAAAACTTGAAGAAATCCTAAACTTGCCCGAAAGCAAAAAAACTATTAAAAAAGCTGAGAAAGAAAAAGCTGACGAAGTAGCACAACCGTTTCTTCGTGACATGTCAGAATTTGACAAAATTGCTGCTAGTTTGCCTGCTGTTAAAGGGTTAGGAGATGCGGCAGATGCTGAGTTTGATGCACTAGCACAGCGAGCCACAGACGCCTACGATGACCTTATGGATCTAGGTATGAACGTCGAAGCACGTTACAGCGGACGTATATTTGAAGTTGCAGGCGGCATGTTAAAAAATGCTATTGATGCTAAAGCAGCTAAAATTGACAAGAAACTTAAGATGATTGAATTGCAACTTAAGAAACAAAAACTTGATCAAGACGCAGGAGATAGTGACGGCGGCATAGATGTTACTGGTACTGGCGTGATCGTATCAGACCGTAATAGTTTGATCGAAAAACTAAAAAATATGAATAAATAATACATCAGGACTTCAATATGAAATCGTTTACAGAATACTTAATGGAAAGCAAAGAAGAGAAGAAATACTCTTTTAAAATTAAAATCGCCGGAGATCTTCCAGAGAACTGCGAAGATGTTATGGAAACTGCTTTACAAAAATATCAAGTAGCTAAGTTTACAAAGACTAAGACTACCCCTATACAAGCTAAACTTCGTGACTTTCCTACAATGGAAAATGCACAGGTTAGTATTTTTGATGTTGAATTAGAATATCCAACAACTAGTGCTGTATTAACTAGCTACATGTTAGAGCAAACTGGCCTAACAGCTGAACGTATTAAAGTGCGTAGTCCATTGGAAGATGCAGAAAGCGAATTAAATGCAGAGCATCTTGAAGTTGATAACAAAGCACTATTGACACAAGATTACCAAAAAGAAAATAATCAAAATACTGTTGGTGACAAAGGCGTTAGTAACTTTCTTAAAGACCTAGCAAAGATTAGAAAAGAACAAGTACAATACAAAGGTGTAAACGATGCTATCCTAGCAAAAAAGGCACCTAAAGAAAAAGCACAAGATCAAGCTAAACCAAGTGCTGGCACAAGTCCAATAGGTTCTGCTAAAGGAAAAACAAAATGAACTTTAACGAATTAATGCAAAAAATGCGTGACTTAGATGCTCCAGTTAGTGAAGAATTAAAAGGTGGCCAGAAGAAACTAGATGTTGACAAAGATGGCGACATTGAAGCGGACGATTTAAAAGACCTACGTGATAAAAAAGTTGATGAAGAAGTTGTTGATGAGTGCGGTATGATGCCTCCTATGGGTGGACCTGGACAACAAGATTCTATTAGTGCAAACATTAGCATGAATGCTAGTGGCGCCGGTGGCATACGAGACTTAATGGCTATCTTACACAACATTGAGAACGGTAGTAGCGCACATAGTGGGGATGAGCACGATATGGCCGTTGCAATTGATACTATGGACGAACCAGAGCCACTACTTGGTATGGACGAAGCAGAAGGTGGTGGATTTGATCACGCAAGCACAACTCCTAATCCACAAATAGCTCCATTAGGTGCTGCATTTCCAAAAGGCAATGATATTTCTAGTCATGGCAACAATGAAAGACCTAAAGTAAATGGTGGCGGTAATCCTTATTCCGTAACTGCTGAAAGTTTAATTCCAAGACTTAGCTCTTTATATCACGAAGTAAAAAGTCGTTAATTAGCTATAAGCTACTCAAAGAGGCCCAGGTGGCCTCTTTTTTATTGTAAATAAAAGATGGCAACTAAATCACTAGATGGCGTACTTACAAAAAAGGCGCATACACGAGAAACCTTCACTGAACGACACATTGAAGATTTAATCGCATGTTCGGATCCTAATACCGGATATCATTATTTCTGTAAGAATTATTTTTACATTCAACATCCAGTTAAAGGTAAAATGTTGTTTGAGCCTTTTGGCTTTCAAACAAGACTTTTAGATGCATATCACAATCATCGATTTAATGTAAACATGTTACCTCGTCAGATGGGCAAGACTACCTGTGCTGCCGGTTACCTACTCTGGTTTGCCATGTTTCATCCAGACCAGACTATTCTTATTTCAGCGCATAAATTTACTGGCTCACAAGAAATTATGCAGCGTATTCGATACGCATACGAATTATGTCCCGATCATATTCGCTCGGGTGTAGTAAACTATAACAAAGGCTCTATTGAGTTTGATAATGGATCACGTATTGTCTCTACAACTACTACTGGCAACACAGGTCGTGGTATGTCTATTTCCCTACTATACTGTGACGAATTTGCCTTTGTACCTCCAAATATCGCCAATGAGTTTTGGACTTCAATTTCCCCGACACTAGCAACTGGTGGTCGAGCAATTTTAACATCAACACCTAACAGTGATGAAGATACATTTGCTATCATATGGAAAGAAGCTAACAAAAAGTTTGACGAGTTTGGTAACGAACAAGAAACGGGCGTTAACGGATTCTTTCCCTTTACATGTGCATGGAGTGAGCATCCAGATCGAGATGACAAGTGGGCTTCATTAGAACGTGGGCGTATTGGTGAGGAACGATTCCGTCGTGAATACAATTGCGAGTTCTTAGTTTATGATGAAACACTGATTAACAGTATTCACCTAGCCGGCATGGAAGGTAAGCAGCCTATAATGAACATGGGACAAACTCGATGGTATAAAGAACTTAATAAAGACAGCATTTACGCAATTAGTCTTGACCCTAGTTTAGGTACAGGTGGTAACAGTGCAGCTATACAAATATTTGAATTACCGTCGTTTACACAAGTAGGAGAATGGCATCATAACTTAACTCCTATTCAAGGACAAATTAGAATATTAAAAGAAATTCTAACCTACATACAAGAATGCATTGGCAGCGACAACAGCTCTAATATCTACTGGTCAATTGAAAATAACAACATTGGCGAAGCAGGCTTAGTATGTATTCGTGACATAGGTGAAGACCACTTTCCTGGCTTGTTTGTAAGTGAGCCCATTAGAAAAGGTCATGTACGTAAATTCCGTAAAGGATTTAACACCACACACAAGACTAAAATATCAGCGGCAGCTAGATTAAAACACTTAATAGAATCTAACAAAATGAAGATTAGCAGTAAGCCTTTAATAACAGAGCTCAAAGCATACATAGTTACTGGTGTTAGTTTTAAGGCAAAGGTTGGCGAAGAAGACGATCTAGTAAGTGCATTATTATTAATAATACGTATGAGTCAAGTGCTTGCTGACTGGGATTCTAGAGTATTTGACAGTTTTAGTAGTAATGACGGAGTAGGAGACGAAGACTATGAGCTGCCAATGCCTATCTTTGTTTCATCTAATTAAAGATAAATATCAATATGGACAAGAATCTCGAACCAATCGCCAAAGAACTATTCGGAAAAATTCGCACACAATTTCCGAAAATTCAACTTGGAGATGCAAATAGTGAAGTAACTGATCGCCCCAAAGATGCAAGATTTTTTGAATTTGATTTTGTAAAAAACGGAAAAAATTTAGGCTCTGTTAGCATTAGCATTGCTGACAATCAAGCTGAAAGCGATGAAGACGATACTGCTGATAACGACGGAATGGTTGTTATGTACAGTAACGACATTGTAGATAACCAGCATGATGGTGTGAAACGACAATGGTTTAACTTTTTAAGAGAACTTAGAGAGTTTGCTAAACAAAGAATGATGAATTTTTCTATACGTGATATCACTAAGAATAATTTAGACAAAAGAGATTATCAACATTTAGCCAAGAATAACGGAGAAGGCAGTATGACAGAAAGTAAACTATGGGGCACATCTAAGACTAGTTATCAACAGATGGGCGAAGCTAAACTAATTGTTAGACATACTCAACCTGTAAACTATGCCCACGCTGCTGGACGCACACTACACATTGAAAGTATTCATGTTGAGAATAGCCAAGGCGAGCGTTTTAAGTATCCTGTCAAACACTTAAATGGTGCTCGCGCACTAGCTACTCACGTAGCACACGGCGGCACACCTTATGATGGTATTGGTCAACACATTACTGGTCTAAGCGAAGAGCTAAACAAACTACGTATGTTCAAAGGCTATGTTGATCGTAACTCTATGGTTAGCGAAGCAATGGGTACCATCCAAACCAAAGTTTACGAGCGTATTGATCAAGTTAAAAAAGAGATTCGCAGTCTGCAGAATGAAGGTTATTATCAGTCATTTGCAGAATCGTTTGTAGTAAATGAAGCACAAGAGATTCCAGAAGATTTAGTTAATGATTGGATTGATCGTTTAACTATTCGTACATTTAACGAAGAACTAAAAAATGTATTTCCATACATTTACAAGCTAGTAGGTGAAGAAGTTGCACCAATTAAAGAACTAACTCCTGATGATTTATTCACAGTAGAAGACTCTTATGTAGACGGTACAGATGAACAAGAACTTGCAGAATTTAATGAATTTGAGTCGTTCATGAATAATCTAGTAAGTGAAGAAAGTGATTTGTTTAACACTGATGAAGAAAGTCAAAGTGCATCCATACAAACGTTAAACCAACTAATTGCACAAGAATTTCCAGCAGGTGTAGATGGCACTAATGCTATCCAAAGCCTAAAAGGTGTGATTGATGATCAAGAATTTACAGATGCAATTAAGCAGTTAGGTAAAGTAAATCCTGAAATGGATATTAGAGAATTCTTAAAGAGTTACCTAGAAAAGCACGACGAAGAGAATGGTACAGACATTGCTAGCAAGATCAATTTTGATAGTACTACTCCTGCTCCGGCTGAGCCTGCTCCGGCTGAACCTGTTGCAGCAGCGCCTGCTCCAGAAGCACCTCCAGCTGAAGCTCCAGCCGCTGCTCCAGCAGAGCCTGCTCCTGTGGCAGAAGAAAAAGAAGATCCACCATTTGACGGCCCTTACACTAAGAAAGGTGAAAACGATAAAGATCAATACGGTAATCCAGTTAAGCACAAAGCACGTCATCTAGCTAAGAAAGGGATGGCAGATGCCATTGCCAAAGCAAAGAAAGCTGGTGCAACTGCTGAGACTATGGTTAACTTTGGGTCTGGCGAAATGAGTCTAGGTGAAGCTATCACTAAAGCCGGAATGGATGTTGAAGAGTTTTTTGAAGGTGCAGGAAAGCAAAGCGAAGTAATTGAATTTGTTAAATCAATGTACGATGAAACAACTGGTAACTTTCCTAAAGGTGAGACTGGTGTGTTACTAGCCGTTGAAAAACAATTTGGTGAAGATGCAGCTAAAATGGCACACAGCGTGATCAGCGAACTATCGCAAGTATATGAATCAAAACGTCTACGTCAGTTAGCTGGTATTACTGAAGCCGGCCTAGGTGGAACAAACATGGATGTTGACCAAATGTTTAAAAACATGAGCAACAAACCGGGTGCAACTAAAACATCAAATTTTAAATCGACTATAGATGGCAAACAAGATGACTCCGAAGCAGGGTACAATTCTGCAATGGGTAAGTTTAGAGATATGGCCGGTGGTATGGGATTAGATGCTAGCGGAGATGATCCAGTTGGCGGGATGATGAAAGGCATACAAGATAAATTTGGCAATATGACCAAAAGCATGAATGTGCCAAACATGCCAGGAGCTACTGGGCAATCTACTGCACCTGCTAAACAAGATCCAAAAGCAATGTTAAAAGCATTGCCAGATGCCAAGTTGTCTACTATGAGCGGCGACGAAGCTAAGAAGATGTTAACAGATCTTAAGAAAATGGCCGGGATCTAAAACGGCTAAAATAAATCACATTTAAGCAAGATATCTCTTGCAATGATAAATAAAAGTGCGTATAATAACATATATGCACTTTTTTACTTTACAATGGTGTAAAGTAGATATAGGCAAAACTAGCAGAAATGCAAAACAACTTAGGCTAACAATAGGAGATAATCATGGCATCATTAGCTGAAATCAGAGCAAAGCTCAAAGAGCAAGAAGGTAATTCGAAAGGTGGCGGTGAACGTACCGGTGGAGATAATTCCATTTACCCTTTCTGGAACTTGAAAGAAGGTTCCGAATCAACAGTCCGTTTTTTACCTGACGGAAATCCCGACAATACATTTTTCTGGGTAGAACGTGCAATGATCAAATTGCCGTTCGCCGGCGTTAAAGGTTCTACTGACTCTAAGTCTGTAACCGTTAATGTTCCTTGCATGGAAATGTATGGCGAAACTTGTCCAATCCTTGCAGAAGTGCGTGGTTGGTTTAAAGATCCAGCATTAGAAGATATGGGTCGTAAGTATTGGAAGAAGCGTAGTTACATCTTCCAGGGATACGTTGTTGAAGATGGTCTTAAAGAAGAAAATCGTCCTGAAAATGCAAACCGTCGTTTCATTATCGGCCCACAAATTTTCCAATTGATCAAGGGTGCATTGCTTGATCCAGAAATGGATGACATGCCAACTGACCCAATCAATGGCGTTGACTTCAAGTTGATTAAAACAAGTAAAGGTGGTTATGCTGACTACTCTACTAGCAAGTGGAGCCGTCGTACTCGTCCTTTAGATGCGGCAGAAACTGCTAACTTGGAAACACATGGCTTGTTCAATCTTAAAGATTACTTACCTAAGAAGCCAACTGACGTTGAAGTTAAAGTAATGAAAGAGATGTTTGAAGCAAGTGTCGATGGTGAGCCGTTTGATATGGATCGCTGGGGACAGTACTTTAAGCCAGCAGGTATGGGCCAGGCAACTGGTGATCCTAACTCTGCTCCTAAGTCAACTCCTGTTGCTCGTCCTGCTCCGGTAGCAGCACCTGCCGCAGAAGAATCAGCACCTTGGGAAGATGACGTTGCCACAGCAGAGAAATCATTCTCAGCACCTAAGCAAGAATCAGCACCAGCTGCCGCAAGCGGTGGTCGTGCAGAAGACATTCTTGCTATGATTCGCAATCGTAATAAGCAGTAAGCGTTAGAGTGAGTACAGGGTTTGCGCCCTGTACTTCTCGCCACTATTAGGAGAATAACTATGGCTAAACTAAACAAACTCGCAAAAGTAAATGAAAATATCAGTCTTAATCGTTATGACAACGGCTTCATGATAGAAGTCAGTGGTCGCGATAAGAAAGAAGAATGGAAGACCGCCAAGGTCATGTGCAATACAGAAGAAGAACTTATTGCAGTGGTCAAAGAATGGGTCGCAATGGAATTGGATAATTAATCATGGCAACAAAAGCATTTGACTTATCTAAATTCCGTAAAACCCTAACCAAGAGCATTGATGGGTTAGGCGTTGGCTTTAATGATCCTACAGACTGGATCTCAACAGGCAATTATGCTCTAAACTATTTGATTAGTTCGGACTTTAACAAAGGTGTGCCACTTGGTAAAGTGACAGTCCTTGCAGGTGAATCAGGCGCAGGTAAAAGCTATATCTGCTCCGGTAATCTTATCAAAGCTGCTCAACAACAAGGCATCTATGTAGTGTTAGTTGACAGCGAAAATGCGCTCGATGAAAAATGGCTCCATGCATTAGGTGTTGATACTAGCGAAGATAAGTTGTTAAAACTTAACATGGCTATGATTGACGATGTGGCAAAAACCATCAGCGAGTTCATGAAAGAATACAAGACAATGGATGAAGCAACTCGTCCTAAAGTTCTTTTTGTAATCGACTCATTGGGCATGTTGTTAACTCCTACAGACGTTAACCAGTTCGAAGCAGGTGAAATGAAAGGTGACATGGGTCGTAAACCTAAGGCATTGACTAGTCTTGTTCGTAATTGTGTAAACATGTTTGGTAGTTATAATGTTGGATTGGTTTGTACTAATCACACCTACGCAAGTCAGGACATGTTTGATCCTGACGACAAGATTTCAGGTGGTCAAGGTTTCATCTATGCATCAAGCATTGTTATTGCTATGCGTAAATTGAAATTGAAAACAGACGCAGATGGTAATAAGACTACTACTGTTAACGGTATTCGTGCAGCTTGTAAGATTATGAAAACTCGTTATGCAAAGCCATTTGAGTCTGTCCAAGTTGAGATTCCTTATGCAACAGGTATGAGTCCGTACAGTGGTCTTACTGACCTGTGTGAAGCAAAAGGTATTCTTACCAAAGATGGTAACAGACTTAAATATGTTTCTATAGGTGGTACAGAAATTAAAATGTATCGTAAGGAATGGGAACGTAATGAAGAAGGATGCCTTGACAAAGTCATGCTTGAGTTTAATGATGTTCGCTCAGTTCCTACAGTACAACTTGCAATTGACGAAGAAACTGGAGAAATTATAGAATGAACGAAAATCATATTGGTGATATTTGGATGTTGTTTAAAGAGTACGTTGATAAAAAAGTACTCGATGTATTAGCAGAACGATACGTTGATCTGTTGGCAGATCACGGTATCAGCGATAAGGTTATGGCCAGTGCCTCTGGTGTTGACGAAGACCTTGACAATGCTATTGACTTCTATCTCGATGAAACAAGTGACGAAGAAGATTTAGACGAAGAAGATTTAGATTCATACGAAGATGACGAATAATTTATGACTTGGTATACAAAAGTTTCAAAAGACATTTCGTATATTCCCGATGCCGTGGCACACTATGAGCTTGAATTACAGGCAGCAAAAACAGATGCTCGCATAGCGGGAAACATTGAAAAAGCCGCTGCCAGGATGCCCGGCATTGTGGAAGAACGATTTGGTCAGCTACAAGAAATTGAAGCAATTTTGGAATATTTAAATATCGAGTTGCGTCGTCTTAAGAGTCAACATTTTCGAAAATACTTAGAAAACTATCAAAGGGCTCTTTCCTCAAGAGATTGTGAAAAATTTGTTGAGGGAGAGTCTGATGTAGTAGACTTTGAAAAAATTATTAACGAGTTTGCCCTACTACGTAACAAGTGGCTTGGCATTACTAAGGCATTAGATCAAAAACAATGGCAATTAACTAACATCGTTAAACTTAGAGTAGCTGGCATGGAAGATGCCACGTTATAATCATAAAACTTGACCTTTAACTAATACTCTAGTATAATTTAACTATGATAACAGTAGACACATTGCTCATAGAGCTGTTCTGTCAAGGCATTGAAACACTAAGCTCTCAAATTCCTAATAGAGATAAAAAAGTTTTAATCAGTCTTGCTAGACAAATTAACTCTGGTCATTTTTTGACCGAAAATCAGTCAAAATTACTGATAAAAATTCTCAAAGAACATGCTTTGAATATATTTGAACCAACCTCTAATCTACATGCAGTTATTGAAAATCCAGTGTGGAGTTCTTCTTTTAGAGTAATTGAACAGGTTAGAAAAATTTGGTTGTCAGCTGAATACGATAGTCGAATTTTAATAGAATTTACCTATAATAAGAGACTAAGACAGCATATCACCGACCTAAGTAAAACTATTGAAGGTCAGCTATTAGCAATCAACACTAAACAGTATAGTGCAACACTTACTGAAAAAAATATCCATCAAATAGTAGAAACCTTCAAAAATCAAGGTTTTGAAATATCACCAGAAATCATGGGATTTTACCATGAAATTTCAGAAATACGATTAAAACAGTCAACCCAGTTCAATGTGTTTAATTTAGTAAATGACAAATTAGTTACAGCAGTAACCACTGACATTGGAGAGGTTTCTGAGAATAATTTAATTCTACTCAACGATCGACGTCAGAAATTTCAATACTCAATTTTCCAGAAAAATCCGGAAAATTCACTGAAAAATTCACTGGCAAATAGACCATCAACTCGAGTATGGATTGATAGCAATACTAGGTCGCTCGACGAAGTGGTTAGTGCTTTATACGAACTAAATCGATTACCTGTGATGATTGTCTTCAATGGACACGAGTCAAAGGAATGTTTGCAAAATCTCAAAAAATTGGAAATTTCACTGAAAAATAGCAATATTAACAACATTGGAATTTATTTTAGATTTGACAGTGTTAGTGATAGCAATAAAGATTTTAACTCATCAATTTCTCAACTAGGCTACAATTCTAAATTGACTCATCAAACACAAGTAGCAGGTATTGCAAATAACAAACTGCCAAAATTCATGCTAAAAAATGGTTGGTATCCAAGTAGTGTTATTAGTTTTTCAAATAATTTTAAAAGCAATAAAACCAGTGTCTATTGCGATGCAGTTGATTTGATAGTATACTACAATGACAAACGTCCCTTAGGAGGGGTAGATGCCATCGTGTAAATTAATCATCCAAGATGAGGTAAATCTTAAGGTAGAAGGTCTTCCTGTCGAAATTCGACGCAAATTAGCAAATACATTTAAGTATGAAGATCCAACCGCAAGATATCGCCCTGCATACAAGCTAGGACGATGGGATGGTGCAATTACACTATTCGGATTAGGAGGTAACGGCTACCTAAGTCAACTGCCAAAAATTCTAGAAGTCCTGGAAAAAAGCGGTGTTGAGATAACAGACATTGTTGATAATCGCGCAGCCATTAATTTACAGTTTCCTAAAGTTGAAGCAGACTTTTGGGGAGATCAATGTTGGCCAGTTGGGCATAGATTTGCAGGCGAGCCTATTAGACTACGCGAAGACCAAGTTGAAGTAGTAAACAAATTCCTTGAAAATCCACAGTGTTTGCAGGAGATTGCTACAGGCTTTGGTAAGACAATTACCACTGCTACACTAGCAAAGATTTGTGAACCGTATGGTAGAACATTTACTATTGTACCAAATAAAAGTCTTGTTGAGCAGACAGAAGAAGATTTTATTAATTGTGGTTTAGACGTAGGGGTTTACTACGGTGACCGTAAAGATCTGTACAAAACTCACACTATTGCTACTTGGCAAAGTCTTAACATCCTTGACAAGAAAAGTAAAAATCACGAGCATGATGTATTAACGCTTGCAGAATTCCTTGATGGCGTCACAACAATTATGGTAGACGAAGTACACATGGCCAAAGCCACTGTATTGCGTAACTTGCTAACACAAAACTTTAATAATGCACCTATTCGTTGGGGATTAACTGGTACTGTACCTAAAGAAGATTTTGAAGCACAGCAAATTTTTGTAAGTCTTGGACCATGTGTACATGAAGTTCATGCACATGAACTACAAGCGCAAGGAGTGCTATCTGCATGCCATGTAAACATAACACAATTAATTGACTTGCCCGAGTTTAAGTCATATGCAGAAGAATACAAATATCTTGTCACTGATGAAGATAGGATGATTTTTATATCAAAATTAGTAAACGGCATTAGTAATAGTGGTAATACTCTAGTACTAGTTAATCGAATAGAGACAGGTAAATTCATTGTTAACGAAATTCCAGATAGTGTCTTTATTTCAGGAGAAGTGAAAACAAAAGATAGGAAAAGTGAATACGATGAAGTTAAAACTGTTGACAACAAGATTATTGTGGCGACTTACGGTGTGGCCGCTGTGGGTATTAATATCCCCCGTATTTTTAATCTGGTTATGGTGGAATCCGGAAAGAGCTTTACAAGGGTTATACAAAGCATTGGGCGAGGCATTCGACGTGCAGATGACAAAGACTTTGTCCAGATCTGGGATGTCACAAGTACCTGTAAATACGCCAAACGCCATCTTACCCAACGTAAGAAGTTTTACAAGGACGCTAAGTACCCGTTCACGATTGAGAAAATAGACTGGAAATAATAATAAAATATGCAAATACTAACCTTAGACAATCAAGCATTTGACTTGAATAATTTACCCGACGAGGTAGATGACAGCATGAGATTTGCTGTATTAGATAA